TCAGATCAGCTCGGTCTTGTAGAAGATGCTCGCCAGCCGCGGCCCCGGCTCGGAGGCCAGGCCGAGGCACAGCCGCGGCGCCCCTGAGACGATCTGGATGCCCATGCCCTCCGGCTCCCGGTAGTTCAGCGACTTGCCGGCCACGCTCCTGGCCCGCTGCACCTGGTTCCCGGTGCGCAGGTCCAGGCAGGTGAGGTAGGTGTTGCCGGGAGGCGGGCTGATGTCGTAGGAGTTGCCGGTCAGGACGTAGACGAAGTTCCCGTAGGCCGCGTACCCCTGGAAGGTGCCCAGGCCGCCCGGCTGGGCGATGTCGTACAGCTTCTGGGGCGAGCCCGCCTTGACCGACGCCAGCGTGAACACCGCGAACCGGAACGAGCCTCCGGCCCAGTACCGCATCACCAGGCGGCCGGTGGACGGGTCGATCGTGCACGTGGTGTTGGTGGCGCCCGCGACCGGCGCGTACTTGGTGAGCGCGGAGGACGAGGTGGTCAGCGTCCGCCCGTTGACGAAGGTGAAGCGGCACAGCCTGCTGCCACGGGAGCTGCCGTCGCTGGAGACTCCGTCGGTCTCCGTCCACAGGTGGGCGGCCGACCCGGACGGCTCCACGCCGATCTGCACGCCGTGGCCGAAGCCCATGAGGTACATGTGGCCGAGGATCGTGCCCGACAGGCTCAGCTTCGTCAGGCACAGGTGGCCGGCCGCGTCCGAGCCCGCGCCGTTCTTGACCTGGACGGTGTAGATGTGGCCGTGGGCGTTGTCGATGGCGAACGACTGCATGACCGTCTCGTCGTACAGGGCCTTGCGCCAGATCAGCGACGTGGAAGGGGCGGTCAGCTCGAAGCGGCCGTCCGCGGCGGAGGCGGCCCGGGCGGGGGTCAGCGCGGTGGTGGCGGTGACCGCGGCGCCGAGCTTGAGCAGGCCTCTGCGGGTGACCGGAAGCGGGGAGATCGTCATGCGGCGTCCGTTCGGCTCGGGTCGGTTGCGTGATCAGCACACCCTAGCGGCGGGCGCGCGAAGCGGCCCTCCCGTCCCGGGGGAGGGACGGGAGGGCCGCCGATCAGCTCTCGCAGTTGACCTCGGTCTCGGCCGTGCACGAGTCGACCCCGTCGCCGCCCTGGGCGCTGTCCACGCCGGCGTTGCCGGACAGGAAGTCGTTGCCGGGGCCGCCGTCGAGGAAGTCCCTGTCGGACCCGCCGGAGAGCCTGTCGGTCCCGGCGTTGCCGATCAGGGTCGTGTCGATGGTGGAGGAGGTGACGCGCACGACGTCGTCGCCCGAGCCCATCCTGGCCTGCACCGACAGCTGCGTGGCCGGGCACGACACGACGGCCCCCAGCTGGACGCAGGGGGCGCCGCCGGAGGTGACCGAGTGCAGGACCGAGCTGATCCGCACGCTGTTGCCCGACTGGACGACGTCGATGCTGTCGTTGCCGGTCGTGCCCTGGATGATCACGATCCCGCCGACGACCCGGGCCGTGGCCCCGGCCGCGTGTGCGGGCGCCGCCAGGGCGGCCGTGGCGCCGAGGGCGGCGGTGGTCAGCGCGAGCGCGGCGAACTGCCGACGAACACGGAACATGGTTTTCTCCTGGATCTTGTTCACGGAATCTCGTACGCCGTGAAGTGAAGCAGGAGCTGTCGCGCGGCTCCGTGTCCTAATCCATGCAACAGGTGTGCTCTGCGGTATCGCGGGGCCAGTCGCCTGCCTCGTAGGGGATGATCTTGGACAGGCGGCGGGGGAGCAGCCTGCTGTGGCCGCTGGTGGTCAACACCGATCCGGAGAGCTCATCGCCACGGTGCGGGGCTACGCCTCACCTGAACGGTCCAGCCCCGGGCGGAGGCCGGCCGGCGGGAGGCTCTCGGCGGCCGGAGGGCCAGGCAGCCTGCCCAGAAAGGTGTTGAGCTGCCAGTCGTAGGTGCCGGACGCGCCTGTCTCCCTCATGCCGATCTCACGCTTGACGACTCTGTAGAACTCCCCGCGGGCACGGCTCGTCGCCTTGATCGCGGAATCCCAGGACAGGTCCGCCTCCTGCCCGGTGGCGATCAGCTCCAAGCGGAAGACGGCCTCGTGCCACCTTCTTCCGGCCGCGATCGCTTCGTCGCTGCCGAAGAGCAGCACGGCTTCCCAGCTCACCGTCCGGCCTTCCTCCGCCGCGGCCAGGTCCGCATCGGAATACTCCGGGGCCAGGAAGTTCAGCTCGGCGCCCACGCCCCGCTGGGAGGCCAGTTTGACGCAGATCGAGATGGTCTTCTTGATGGCATGCGCGTAGTCCATGTAAGCGACCACGCGCCGCTCGTCCCACCTGGTGGCGAGCTGCCGTTTCCACCTCTTGTGCTCGGTGAGCGCGGTGACGCTGTACGTCCCGACCGCGCCCAGCAGGACGCCGATCAGTGCGGGAAGCTGGTCCACGAAATTCTGCAACTCGCACGACCTTCCTCGGGACGCCAAGGACGCATCACTGTCTTGGAATATAGTGCGCGGCGCCGGTCCGGGCGCGGGATCGGCTGCTCGAAGCCCGGTCGTGCATGCGCAAACGGCCCGGCATCGCGAGCCGATGCCGGGCCGTTGCGTTCCGGTTCTGTACGAGAACCAGCCGTCACACGTCGTAGGTGTGATCTACAGGCTGTACTGACCTGCTGATCCCTTGATCGTTAAGGGTGCTGTTCCGGCTCTGTTCCGGTCTCCGGGACTTCATGGCGGAACGCCGTGTCGATGACGTTCGCCGCCCGGCCTTCGGTGCCAGCGATCAGGTGCGTGTACACCCGGAGCGTGTACCCAGGGTCCATGTGCCCCAGGTACTCGGCCAAGGCCTTGACGGACACGCCGGCGTCGAGCAGCAAGCTGGCGTACATGTGCCGCAGGGCGTGCATGCCGTGCTTGCGGTTCCTCTGGTTCCGACGCCCTGGCACCCGCGCGTCGAGATCCGCCTGAGTGACCACGCCTGCCCGCACAAGAGCGGGCTTCCAGACGTAGGTGTTGATGTAGTTGCGGTTCAACGCCTTGGACTCCCGGCTGGTGATGATCAGCCGCAAGGTGATCAACTCCCCGTCCAGTTCCTCCCAGGGCAGAGCGACCTCCCGGGCCGGAAACCGCCCCAGGTACTCCCGTAGGACCTGGGCAACCGACTCGGGCAGAGGAATCGTCCGCTCGCGATCATGCTTCGGCAGCCCGAACAGCAGCTTGGAGTCGAGCATCTTCAGTTGCTGCCGGATGTGGACGATGCCCTTGTCAAAGTCCACGTCGTCCACGGCCAGACCGAAGATCTCGCCCTGGCGAAGCCCGAGACCCGCGCCCAAGGTCGCGAGGATCCGGTACCGCTCTGCAAGCGCCTCGGTCACCGCCTGCAGACGCTGCATCGACCACGGCACTACCTTCCGTGCCTCGGCCTTGGGCTTCTTGACGACCTTCGACGCGCACGGATTCTTGGCGATCAGGTCATCATCCACGGCGCTCTGCAGGAGCTGATCGAGAAAGGCCAGCACGCGGTTGGCCGTGCTCTTCGCCAGCCGCTTCTCGAGCTGCTTGACCCAAGCACGGATCTCACTCGGCCGGAGTGAGCCGATCTCCCGCTGCCCGAACTTCGGCTTGATGTGCACCCGCCAGTAGATCTCGTAGATCTGCCGGGTGGACGGGTCGGCAGTGAGGGACGCCAGCCAGCCCTCCTCGCCCTCGACGAGGGCAGCCAGGCGCGTCTTGCCGCCGTTCGGGTCGATGTAGTTCCCCCGCATCTTGTCGGCCTCCATCATCGAGCCGTGCTTCTCGGCCTCCGTCTTCTTGATGAACGCCTTCGTCTGCTCGCGGCCTTCGAGGTTCGTCCAGATCGCTAACCAGCGCTTTCCTTTCCCGTGCCGGGCGGTCTGTTCGCGCTTCTGTGCGCCGTTCGGGTCCGTCACGGTCTTGAACCACAGGTCCTTGACGCGGGCCATCGTGCTTCTCCTTGAGGGGTGGGGGTCGGCGCGCGGCGAGGCTGCTCCGGTCTGACGGTTTCGCCTGGTCGCGGGCCTGAGGCCGCGTGAACCCGTCATCAGCGGGGTCGTCCCGTCGCGCTTGGTGATCTCTGCGCGCACGTCTCGTATAGACGCAGAGAGCGCGCTATGGTGTGTCTGACACGTCAGACGCGTCGAGTTGTATTATTTGTATCACACGAGACCGCCGGAACACGGCGAGAGCCCTCCAGGTCGCCACCCCTCAGGAGCCGCCCCAGGCCAGAGAACGAAAAAGGCGCCCCCCGCCGAAGCGGAGAGCGCCTTCACATCACCAGTGACACCGCACCCCTGACCGGCCCACAGGTTGGTCGCCCAGGCCGATCGGGAGGTGCCCCAGATGCTAGGAGCCGAAGATATCACCTCGCCCAGCGTTCCCCTCGGCGCGCCCGCACCACCGGCGCCCATCACGGCCGAACGCCTCACAATCCTCGTCCAGCCCATCCCGCGCGGCGGTCCTGTCGGCTGTCCCCGAGGGCATGCGGCGCACTCCCTCCCAGCAGGCGTTCCTTCGCGCCGTCAAGGAGTACCCTGACGCGCTCGCGCTGAAGTGCCACGCCTACCGCAACCTGACAGAGGTAGCGGGCAAGCTCGCCGACTGGGCCGACTGGACCACGCTGACGACCCGCCCGACCGAGCAGCGCATCGCTGATGACCTCGACCTGGCGCTGTCCACCGTGAAGCGCTGGATCCGGTGGCTCCGCGAGCGCGGCTTCCTCGGCGTCGTCGAGGAGGGCACCACGAACCGCTACCGCAGAGGCAACCAGTTCGGGCTCACCGAAGACGGCCTGGGGAACCGGGCGGCCGTCTGGGTGCTCTGCACGCCTGCCCCCGAGCTGGACGAAGGCGACGCGCGCACCGACAAAACGACAACTGAACCCCCTTCCTTGACTCTCCCTAAGAGAGTCAAGGAAGGTCCTACGCACGCGCGCGAGGAAAGATCATCTCCGCGCCGCCGAAACCGAATCTCGACGACGACCGAGACCGCCGCCACGCCGGGGACTCGCAAGCACGCGCTCCAGGTCGCCCAGAAGATCCACGACGCCAGCACCACCCTGCGGCGGCTGTCCCCGTGGTACATCCGGCACCTGACCAGGGTCTTCGTCGCTGCTGGTTGGACCGCCGCCGACGTGCTGCACGCCCTCGACCACCAGCCGGACGGGGCGGCCTGGACGTACACCTGGACCAGCCGCGACCAGATCCGCAACGTCCCGGGCTGGGTGCGGTTCCGGCTGTCGGCGTGGCTGAACGAGCACGGCCGGCCTCTGCCCGGCAAGTCGCAGCGGCTCGCTGTGGCTGCCGCCCAGCTCCGCGCTGAGCAGGCCGTCATGCACGAGCGGCTGCAGGCGATGCACGCTGGACGCGTCGGTGGGCCGGTCGAGCCTGCTCCGAGGCTGAGCAGAGCGGAAGCCCTCGCGGGCCCCCCTGCGGCAGAGCTGGGCTCCTCGTCTGGCCCGGGTGAGACCTACCGGGCGGCGCGCGCAGCGTTGGACGCGAAGCGGCTGCAGCGGGAGGCCGAGCGCCTTCGGTGGCTGGCGTCGTGAGCGACGAGTACGCCGAGCGGGCGCAGCGAGCACGCGATCTGCTGGCGCGATCGTCACCGGCTGCTGCTCGGGCGATACGTGCCCGTGAACAGGAGGCGGCGCGTCCGCGCCGGGTGGTGGAGGAGGGGCGGTGGGCCTGGATCGACGCGAAGGTGCAGCAGTCGATCGAGGGGCAATCCCGGCTCGTCGAGACCTCGCCGCCGGAAGTCGAGCCGAAGGTGGAGGACGAAGAGGCGGAGCGGCGCCGGGTGTCGTTGGCGCGGGCGCGGATGCGGGCCCGCGCGTACCGACAAAACGACAAATCCTGATCTACGCGGTAAAGGCGAGAGCCGGGGAGCGTAAACCCTCTGGACCCGTGCTGTACGCGCGTCAGATCAACGGAGACGAGCATTCGGTGTGCGTCTGATACATATAACGCGTCAGATGCTTTGAATCGCTTAGAGCGCGTCTGACGCGTTAATCGGATCGTTATGGAGTAGCTTGATCACCGCACCCCTTAATATCTACTCCACCCCCTCGCATGTGTTAGCGTCGGAGACGAAACACCACGAAACACCGCTTCTGAACAGCCGAAACGCCAGACAGAACGCCTCCACCGGCACCACCGCCCGGCTGGACATGCCCGACAAGATGTGCTGATAGCGGCACCGCAATCAACCAACAGGCTCCGGCCCCGCGACCGCCACGGTCGCGGGGTCGCGGCATGTCACAAGGGAAACGACATGACCACGATGATCGCCCGAACCCACACCGAACTGCTCATCACAGTCAAGGCACTCCGCTACGCGGGCGGCACCACCAGCCAGATGCTCGCAACCATCGCCCGGCTCCTGACCGACCCGGCCACCCCCGACCAGTACGAGGACAACCTGCACACCGTCACCCAGACCGCCGCCCACCACTTCGCCTACGAGAAGGACACCGGCCTCACGTCGTACCCGGAGGACGCCACGTACGACGACCTCACCCCCGAAGGTCAGATGACCGTCCTCCGGCACGTCGTCTTCGACCTCGGCGAGCGCAACAAGCCGGCCGAGACGTCCCCCGTCACGACCAAGGCGACCGACGCGGCCACCCGCTACCTGGCCAGGGCAATCGACGAGCCCGACACCTTCGCCCTGGGCCTCGACGGCGCGTCCCTACCGCCGCACCACCTGGTGGCCATCGCCGAGGCCGAAGCGGACACCGAAGACGGCGAGACGACGCTGTTCCCCCTGCCGAAGATCGTCGCCATCCTGGACACCGGCGTCCCCCTCGGCAACGAGGCACTCGCGCTGGACGGTCTGCTCGACCGTAACGGCTGGAAGCTGACGGGCGAGAGCGACAGTCACCCCGACAACGACGCCCACGAGGTCGCCCCGACCGACCCGCAGAAGACGCCGCCCGCCGTCGAATACCACGACGGCCGCCCCATGCCGTACTACATCGCTGGCCGGAAGAAGCTCGACGAGCGCGGCTCGCTGATGGACGCGCTCCTCGTGGCCACGTTCACCGCCGCCCAGGCCACCGACCCCGCTAAGTGGGGCCTCGACCACACGGGCGTCGAGCTGCTGCTGACCAGCGCCACCCGCGCCGCCGTGGACGACCGGCTCGACTACGAGCAGGTCGTCCGGGGCAACGCCGGTCTCGACTGCAAGCGGCGCCTGTTCGCCGCAGCGTGCGCGGCGATCGACACCGCGCTCGACGTGATCAGCGAGCGCGCCACCTGCCGCACCTGCGACGGTCCCGCCCTCTCCCGCACGACGCACGGCAAGCCCGTCTGCGCCAACACCGGCCACTGACCGCACGAAAGGACCAACGAACATGCTGAGTGACCTGATCGACCTGCCCGAGGGCTGGGAGTGGAGCGTCTACGGCGACACCCCGATCTGCCCGGACGGCTACGAGATCGAGGTGGACGGCTCCTGCCCGGACGGCCACGTCTCGCCCCTGCTCGCCATGGGTCTCATCTGACCCCGTCACCCGAACGGAACATCATGGACACCACCACCCGTGGCATCGCCGAAGACCTGCTGCTCGTCCTGCGCCGCCTCAACCAGGCCGATAACCAGAAGCTCGCCCGCGACCCCGGCCCGTACGGGCACGCCCGGCGAGCTCTCGTCGCCATCATGGAGACCGCAGACTGGGGCCCAGTCCACGCCGACGAGGCGATCCGGCACGCGATGCAGGAAGGCTCCACGCTGTTCGACGCCATGCTGGCGACTCGCACCGGCGAAATCGGTACCGCAATCAACACGATTACCTCGACGAACGCCATCATCACCGAGATCAGTGACGAGCTGGCACAGCAGATCGCCGACGCGATCGGCGAGCACTTCCACGGCGACCGCAACTATTGGCCGCAGGTCATGGACGCCGACTGGGACGACGGCAGCGGTCGCGTCATCGTCTGGGATCACGGCCTGGACGACTGGACGTTCCTGGCCAGCCACGGCGGCCGGCTGGACTGCTCGCCGGTGGAGTACGAGCCGGTTCCGCTGCCTGAAGGCGTGTGGGTCGAGCCGGTCAACCCGGCGGCGCTGCGCGTCATGGCCCTCGCGTAGGCGCGGGAACGCCGATGGCCGGGCCTGCCACAGGCCCGGCCATCCCAACACCACAAAGTCTTCATCGCCACGAAGACCCAGTGCCGTCCAGCGTAACGCACGTATCCGGCCGAGAGAGACCGCCCGAAAGGGGAGCATTCGTGAACAGTCCAGCCGCCGATCGGGACCGTCACGTCACCGAACAGGAGCCGGAAACCATCACCAGCGTGTTCCCCGTCGAGATCCACGACCAGTGCGGCGACTGCTGGGCGCGCGCCGACGCGCCCCCGAAGGAACACCACGTCGCCTGCTCCATCAACTGGAACTAGCCGATCACACCTTGCCCTGCCCCAGGGGCGGCGGCCCGGGGCGGCTCGGCGCTGCCCACGAGAGGACCAGCACCATGCCTATGCAGCCCAACCGCAGCGCGTCCGGAATCATCAACCGGCTCCGCGCTGACGGGTTCACCGTGAACATTCCCAATGAGCCGTACCGCCGCATCTACCAGCTCCGGCTCAGCCGCGGCCTGTACTTCGGCACCCTCGACGTCTCCGCCGCCAAGGGCCGCGCCCTGCGGATCTCCCTCACCTGGCAGACCAACCTCAGCACCCGCAAGCGCGACGGCGCGACCCAGATCATCGGCCTCCTCAACTGCCTGCCCGAGCAGGGCTGGAACAACTGAAAGGCAATCCCATGCCCCTCCTGTACGTGCCGGGCGTCGCCCGCGTCTTCTACGACAGCATCCAGAACAGCCGCCACACCCAGGCCGACTACGTGGCCGTCCTCGACGGCTCCTGGGCGCTGGCCGTCGCGGTGTGTGACGGCGCGGGCGACGACTCCGACGCGGCCGACGCCGCCCAGATCAGCGCGCAGATCGCCGCGGCGGTCACCGGCTCCACCAACAGCGGTGTCCAGGGCCTGCACGCGGCCCGCACCTACCTGCAGCAGCGCAACGAGGACGCCCCTCCCGGTCAGGAAGGCATCACCACGGCGGTCGTCGCCGCGATCACCCCAGGGCTGCTCGACATGGCCTGGGCCGGCGACTCACCCGCCTGGGCCGTGCTCCAGGACGGCAAGGTCATCCCGCTGACCGTGCCCTCCTGCCACCCGTGCGGGACTCCGTGCAACGTCGAGGAGAAGCACGAGGGCGAAGGCACCTGGCCGCACCGGCTGCTCATCTACACCGACGACTACGCCCGCATCATCCTCGCCTCGGACGGTCTGACCGCGCACCTGCCGCTCGCTGGGCGGGCCGACCACATGAACGCGATGCTCGACGACCTGGCGCGCATGGCCGCGCCGGACCTGTCCGGCGAGTACGTCGCGGCGTCGCTGCTCGACATGGCCAGGCAGGGCCGTGGCCGCGACAACACGACAGTCGCCGTCATCGACCTCATCCCGCGCGAGGGAGAGCCCGAGTGACGAGCACTCTGATCGGGCTGCTGCTCGCCGCGAGCCCGGCCTGGATCACGCGCGTGCAACTCCGGACGGCCGACGAAGGCGACCGCTTCGACCCGCGGCACCTGACGGCCGCGCTGACCCTCGGCGACGGCGACAACGACACCGAGATCTCCGAGGTCGAGGAGTACCCCGCCGCCCGCCTGATCGTCGGCCGGCTGTCGCACCCCGGCGACCGGCCACGCAACGAGCTCGCTGCAGTGCTGCTCAGCCACTACTTCCCGCCCGCCGCCAACCGGTGGTGGCTCGACATACGCGGCGGCGTCATCATCACCGGCCTGTGCCAGTGCGGCGCCCCCGCGGACCTCCCCAACCCTGTCTACGACACGGCACGCGTCGTGTCCGCACTGAGAGGCACCCGATGAGCAGGAGAATCAGGCCCGCCACCAACCCGAACACCAGCCACAGCGTGATCACCACGAGGGCGCGGGTGTGCGGGTGGGCCATCGAGCCCGGCGCGACCGACGACGGCACGACGGAGCTGATCCTGACTCGCGACGACTGGAAGATCGTCGTGGCATTCCAGGGCAGCACCGCGCTGGCGGCCGCCCTTCAATACCCCGGCCGGTCGAAGCCCTCGGAGCTGATCGGCAGCGAGCAGTTGGCCAGCTTCCTGCGCGGCAACCGGGAGCAGATGCAGGCGTTCCGCATCGACCAGCGGGTCATCGTCGGCGACCAGGCCGGGACGGTGAAGGACATCAGGCCTGACGACGAGACGAAGGTCCGGCTCATCGTCCGCTACGACAGCGGCACCACGGGCAGCCCGCTGACCACGCACGTCCGAGCCGAGGGCGAGGTGGCGGTGTAGTGTCCCGCGACCCCGATGAGCCCGAAGTCCTCATCGAGGACGGCAAGCTCGTCTGCCCCTGGCCCAATTGCCGCGCCGTCAACAACATCGTCGAACTGGACGTGGCCAGCCGAGAGAACGTCCTGTCCCTCTCGGAGAACGGCGTGATAACCGCGCACCTCGGCGACAGCAGCTTCGAGAGCGACGGCTACGAGTGCCTGGCGTGCAACCGCGCCGTGTCCATCCCGGACAGCCACGAGATCACTCACTCCTAAGCGCTAAAAGCGCTACCGCAATCGCCAACTGAAAAGGGAGAAGGCCGCAATGGTGACCGCCAAGAAGCGCAAGCGCCGCCCAGTCACCCAGGCGCAGAAGGACCGCAGCGCCGCCAGCCGCACCGGAGCACGCGAGGCGCTGCACGCCTACGCCGTGCTGTGCCTGACCAACCCAGCCGAGCTGGAGCACTTCCGCGACATCGCGGCGAGCATCGGCTGGAAGCTCGACCCCGCCAGCGACGAGCCCGGCTACTCGCTGCAGAACGCGTTGCTCCTCGCGGCGCAGCGCCGCCCCCTCACCCACTGCGGCGGCTTCGACTACTGGCTCAGCCAGGGCCGCGCCGTGGCCGAAGGAGAGAAGTCGCTCGGCACGTGGCGCCACGTCGGCCGGAAGAAGACCGACGAGGAGAAGGCCAAGGAGAAGGAGCAGGCCGAGGACGGCTGGCAGTCCTCCAAGCGCGGGCCGCGCTACTACGTGAAGAAGGGCACGTTCGACGTCGCCCAGACCGTGCCGCGCGCCCGGTGCCCGTACTGCGGCACCGCCCCGGCCGGCGAGGACGACCGCACCACGCAGTGCCCGCCGGACTGCGCCGTGTTCGCGCCCCGGGCCGGCTCCAAGCCTCCCCGCGTGATCGTCGTCGAGCTCATGCAGGCCCAGCTCCTGGAGTCGGACGAGGACGGCGAGGAGTGAACCTCGACCCGGCGACGAAGGGTGGCCGCCGCCAACTCGCCCGCAACGCCCGCGGCTACGGCTACTACGACATCCCGGCCAGCCCGGGCCAGGGGCGGCACTACCAAGTCGTCTGCCTGCTGTGTCGCGAGCGGGTCAGTGCCGCGTGGGAGAGCGACAAGACCCGAATCGCGCTGCTCGACGGCGCGATGGACGACCACCTGCTCCACGACTGCGAGCACGGCCCCCAGCAGTAATCCACCCCCGCGCAGGGCGGCGGGTGGCTGCTGCCCTGCGCCTCACCTGATGAGGCACTTTGATCACGATCAAGCACAACCACGAAGACGGCACCCTCGTCTATGGCACCCGCAAGGGCGACGGCGTGTTCGACATCATCCGCAAGTGGGAGAACGGCAACTTCAGGTTCTTCCCCTCCCTCCGCATGATCGGGCTGCGGAACTCGCGTGACCGGGTCGCCGACCGTTGGGCGATCAACGCCGCGGCGAAGGCCTTGCGCGAAGCGGGGTTCGAGGTCACCGTCGAGATCGACGACGAGCACCGCGACCACGCCCAGGTTCTGGAGGACAAGGCCGAACGGCTCGAAGACCGCCGCGACGCGCTGGAGGCGAAGGCCGGGCGGCACGCTGGCGCGGCGGCCGCCGCGCACGAGCGGGCGCACCAGATCAGTGAGCGGTTCGCCGCGGGTCAGCCCATCCTGGTCGGTCACCACTCCGAGCGGGGTGCCCGGCGCGACCGGAAGCGGATGGACCAGGCGATGCGTAAGAGCATCGACAAGGACAACCAGGCGCAGAGCGCCGCTGAGCGCGCCAACGCGGTCGGCAACCAGATGCGGCGCTCCGCGACTCCGACCGTGACCGCGCGCCGAATCAAGACGACTGAGGCCGAGCTGCGCAAGATCGAGCGGTCGTTGGAGGGCTACACCCGCAGGCACCTCGACCACCAGGGGAAGCCGATCTACATCGATCCTCACGAGGCCGCCACCGGCGACCACCGGGAGATGCTGCTCGCCCGCAAGGCCCAGCTCGAGAACCAGCTTGAGTACGACCGGGCGCAGCTCGCCGCGGCGGTCTCAGCGGGCGAGTACATCGAGTGGGGCAAGCACAACGTGCACATCGGCGACACCGTGCACTACTGGGGGATCCGGGCACGCACCGTGGTGAAGGTCAACAAGGTCACGGTCGCCGTCGAGTCTGGCTACTCCTGGCCCGACAAGGTGAAGTACACCGACATCCGCCGAGTCGAGTGCCCGCACGGCGAGGACGGTCCGGCCGTCCTCGCGCCAAATCAGCCCGCGAAGAAGGCCCTGGGCAGGCCGAAGGTCGATGTGCCGAAGCTCGACACCGAGAAGCTTCGGGCGACCGCGACTATGGCCAACAACATGACGGTGGGCCGGGACCGGGAGGCGTTCGTGTCCCCACCCGCCGTAGTCGCCAAGCTGCTGGACCTGGCCGACGTCCAGCCCGGCATGATGGTGCTCGAACCCTCAGCGGGCACCGGCAACATCGCGGCGGCGGTCGTCGAACTGGGTGCCGTCGTGTCCTGCATCGAGCTTGACCAGGGCCTCGGTCGCGTTCTCTCCGAGCGTGTCCCCGGCGCGAACAGCATCCACATCCGGGACTTCTTCGACATGGAGCCGGGCGAGGAGCTGTTTGACCGCGTGGTGATGAACCCGCCGTTCTCCGGCGGCAAGGACATCGCGCACGTCACCCACGCCCTCCGCTTCCTCAAGCCCGGAGGCAGGCTCGTCGCTGTCATGGCCGCCGGGGTGATCTTCCAGCAGTTCAAGGCGGCTGAGAAGTTCCGCGCCCTAGTTGAGGAGCGCGACGGCGAGTTCGAGCCTCTGCCTCCCGAGTCGTTCGCTCCGGCCACGGCCATCAACACGGTCGTCGTGGTCATCCCCGCCGAGCAGTAGCCGCCGACCGAACGCGCCCCCGCCCCGAGCGAGAGGCGGGGGCCTCTCCGGAGACCCCGTGAAGATCATCTTCTCATACGGGCTCGGCCTGGACTCGACGGCGATCCTGCTGCGTTGGCTCACCGAGCCAGCGTCGCGCTGGTTCGACCTGCGAGACCTCGTGATCGTGACGGCGCAGACCGGAGACGAATGGGTGGAAACCGCCTACCTCGTCGAACAGCACATCTACCCGCTGCTCGCCCGCCACGGCGTCCGCACCATCCAGGTCGCCCGAGCTGGCCGCCGCCAGGCGGACGGCATCGTGATCCTCGACGACACCACCCACCCGATCCTGTGCCTGACGTCAGCGCCAGGCGCCTACCGGCTCAGCGAGGAACTGCTGTCGGTAGCGACCGTGCCTCAGTCCGGCGGCATCAGGAAGTGCAGCCTGAAGTTCAAGGGCTGGGTCCTTGACCAGATCATCGCCCAGATCGTCGGCAACGAGGAGTTCGTCCACGTCATCGGCTTCGAGGCGGGCGAAGCCAAGCGGATGATGCGTGACATGCCGCTCGGCCCCGGCACGCGGATCCCGTCCTACCCGCTGATCGAGTGGGGCTGGTACCGCGACGACTGCGAGCAGTACGTCCTCGACCGGCTCGGCGTGCGATGGCCGAAGTCAGCGTGCGTCCAGTGCCCTTACGCATTTTCCCTGGCAGAAGGCCGGGACCGGACCATCCCGCGCTACCTGGCCAACCCCTATGAAGCGCTGCTCGGCCTCACGATGGAGCACCTGGCCGTCGCGGTGAACCCGCGCCAAGGGCTCCTCGCCGGCCAGCAGTTGTACGACCTGATCGCCTCGAACCCCGACAGCGGGCCGCTCCTGGACCTGTTCGAGCGGCACCTTGACCGGATGCCGTGGGCGATCTACGACGTGCGCCGCGCCATGGCGGCCAAGCCCGGCGACGCGATGGCCCGCGGCCAGACCCACCGGTCGCTGGAACTCCTCGTCGAGGGCACCCGCGCCGACATGCTCGCCCACCTCGACCGGGCCGCGTACCTGCTCGGCCGCGAGGTCGAGACGGACGGCCGCCACCACCGGGTGTGGCTGCGCACCCGGAACCTCTACTACCCGTGCGTCGAGCACATCCTGACCGCCGCGCCCGCGCTGGCGAACGACAAGACCTATCGCTCCTTCGAGACGGCATGGCTGGCCGGGCTCAACGGGCCCGCCCAGCTCTCGCTCTCGTTCTAACCCCTCGCTATTCGCGAAAGGCAACACCACAGATGAACCGCCACTCCGCAGTACCCCCTGCCCAAAATCACTCCGCGATGGCGCTTGTCAAGGCGAGCCGAGCCTTGCGGGCCGTGTCCGTGTTCTGGTCATTCCCTGGCCGCTACGAGGCGGTCGTCACGGCCACCGGCCGCATCATCTACCGCCAGCTCCCGGAGATGATCCGCGTCCCGTTCCCCACGGAGGGCGAGCTGGCGAAGGCCGTCGCGCAGACCCGCGCCGCGCGGTCCGCCGCCGAGGAGTCGTCCCGCAGGGAGTCCGGGTGCTGAACCGGCTTTTCCCCGACGACATCGACGTTGTCGAGATGTTCGCGGGCGGCGGCGGCTCTGGAACCGGGATCGCCGCCGTCCCTGGCACCAAGATTAGGTTCGCTGCCAATCACGCCAAGCCCGCGAAGTGGACGTACGTCGAGAACCACCCCGACGTGAACTTCTGGCTCGGCGACGTCCAGCAGGCCGATGCCATCGAGAAGTTTCCGTACGCCAGCTTTTTCTGGGCCTCGCCGGCCTGTCCAGCGTTCTCCACGGCCTCGGGCGAGACGCGGTACTTCGACAAGGAAAACCAGATGGCCCTCTGGGCCGACGACCTGGACAACCTGACCGAGCACCAGAAGACCCGCATCCGGTCGAGGGCTCTGATGGAGGAGGTCGTCACTTACCTGCGCCACTGCCAGGAGAAACACGGCAAGCCGGTGCTCGGGTTCGGCGTCGAGAACGTGGTCCAGGCGAGGTTGTGGGCGCACTGGGACCGGTGGATCCGGGAACTGCGGAAGCTCGGCTACATCATCCAGATCCACGCCGTAAACGCCGCGCACGTGCAGGGACGCACCACGCTGCCGACCCCGCAGTCCCGCGACCGGATGCTTATTTCCGGCATCCACGAGAGCGTCGGGCGCACGCCGAACTACCGCAAGTGGTTCGACCCGTACGCCTTCTGCCCCCGCCACGGCGGATGGGTGCAGGCCGTCCGCGCGTGGAAGAAGCGCGGCGTGGACGTGGGTGTCTACGGCATCAAGAACGGCCAATACGTGTGGGTGTGCCCCGAGGCCGCGTGCCAAGGCCAGCTCATCGAACCGCCCCGTCTCCCGGCTGCGTACACGATCGACTGGACCGACCTCGGCACCCCGATCGGCTCCAGGAAGAAGACGAAGAAGAAGCCCGAGGGCCTGGCGCCCAAGACGATCGCCCGCATCCGCGCCGGGGTCGAGGAACACTGGATCAAACCGTTCATCACGCCCGCGGGCGGCACCTGGAACGACGGGCCCAGGGGAGTGGACGAGCCGATCCCCGCGCTCACTACGCGGGAGGCGAACGCGCTCGTCGTGCCGTGCGAAGGCCGCGACGGGAAGGTGGCACGGCCGGTCAGCATGCCGAAGCGGACCAGCACCACCCGGAACGAGGATGGCATCGCCTTCCCCCCGGACGCGCAGCCAGGCGTGTTCCCCTCGTTCCTGTCGCTCATGCGCTCGGGCCGACCGCGCAACACAGACCCGACCACGGACCCGCTGGCCACCCTCGTCTCGGACGGCTCCAACCACGGGCTGGCTACTGACCCAGCCTTCAAGGACGGCATGTTGCCGCTGATGTTCCCGTTCCGGGGCGGTGGCGACGAGTTCAAATCCCGGCCCGCGTTCGAGGACCCCGCGCACGCGGTCACGGCCGGCGGCTTCCACCACGGGCTCGGCGTCCCTCCCGGCTGGCAGCCGCCGCCAGCGCTGCTCATGCGCAACAACGGCAGCCGGGGCGACGGGCGCGAGCACGTCACCCCGACGAGCGAGCACATGCGGACGGTCACCACGACCGGGCACCAGTCGCTCGTCACCGCGCCGCCTGGCCTGCCCCTGCCGGAGACGCTGCTCATGGCGTACTACGGCAACGGGCGCACGCAGAGCGTGGACGAGCCCCTGGGGACGATCCCAACCCGGGACCGGTGGGCGCTGCTCACCCCGGACGGCCAGATCGACGTGTCGTCCATCCTGTTCCGGATGCTCCGGATCCCGGAGCTCCAGCGGGCCCAGTCGTTCCCGGACCGCTACGTGTTCGTCGCCGACAGTGCCCGAGACAAGGTGAAGCTCATCGGCAACGCGGTCCCGCCGCCCATGGCCGAGATTCTGACCTGCGCCCTGATCGAGGCGTTCCTGGGGATCGAGCTGTCTCGTTTCGAGTACGACAACGCAGCTTGAGCCGCTGATTGCGGTCCCGCTTCCGGCCCCGCCCGTACGGCGGGGCCCTTCTCTTCAGCGAAGGAGATCGTCATGGCCACCCGCCATGTCGTGCAGATGAGCGGCGGCATCGGCTCGTTTCACGCCGCCCGGCGAGTCAAGGCCCGGTACGGCACGGACAACCTCGTGCTGCTGTTCGCCGACACCCTCACCGAGGACGAAGACCTCTACCGGTTCATGGACGACGCCAGCGCCCACCTGGGCGTCGCACCGACCATCGTCGCGGACGGCAGAACGCCGTTCGAGGTGTTTTTCGACGTCAAGTGGCTCGGCAACTCGCGGCTCGCGCCCTGCAGCAAGCACCTCAAGCAGGTGCCGTGCCGGAAATGGATGACCGAGCACTGCGACCCCGACCACACCATCGCCTACGTCGGATTCGACCACGCAGAGACTCGACGCCTGCCGGGCACCGTGGCCGGCTGGTCGCCGTGGCAAGTCGAGTTCCCCATGTGCGACGAGCCGCACTGGGGCAAGGACCGCATGCTCGACGAGTGCAGGGCGCTCGGCATCGCGGTGCCTCGTCTGTACGAGCTGGGCTACGAACACAACAACTGCGGCGGCCTGTGCGTCCGAGCCGGGCGCGAGCAATGGCTGCTCACGCTGGAGAAGTTCCCGGAGCGGTACGCCTACGCCGAGGAACTGGAGGAGAAGTTCCGCGTCACGCACGACAAGGACGTGGCGATCCTCACCGAGACTGTCGCCGGGGTCAAATACCCGCTGACGCTCGCGGAGCTGCGCCGCCGGTATGAGGCCGGGCTGGTCCGTCGTCGCAAGAAGGTCCGGCAGCCGAGTCTGTTCGACACCGCGGCGGCTTGCTACTGATGTACGCGCCGCTGTATCTGGCGCCGCCGTCCACCGCGCGGATCCGGGAGCACGTCCACGCGCGCCGGCTCGGCGCCATCCTCACCCCCTCCTCGGGCAACCGCGTCCCCGAGGAGGGCTGGTGGGCCGCCGACTCTGGCATCTTCGGCAGCACGTACGTCGGCGACGAGGCGTACATGGAGTGGCTGGAGGAACGCGCGCCGTTCGCCGACCGGTGCTTGTTCGCGACCGCGCCCGACCTCCCCTTCAACGCGTTCGCCACCGTGAACCGCTCATACCCGTACCTCGACCGCATCCGGCGAATGGGATACCCGGTCGCGATGGTCGCCCAGGACTACCTCGAATTCTGCGACTGGTGGGCCTGGGAGGACTTCGACTGCCTGTTCATCGGCGGATCAACGTCCTGGAAGCTCAGCCCCGCAGCCGCCGTGCTCGCGCGCGCCGCGTGCGCTGCCGGGCTGTGGGTCCACGTCGGGCGGGTCAACTCGTTCAAGCGGATGCGGTACGCCGCGGCGGCGATGGACGCCGACTCCGCTGACGGGACACTCCTCGCCAACGGCCCAGACAAGCACCTGCCGTCCGTTCTGCGCTGGACGTGGCAACTGCTGCTTGAGAAAGCGCCGTCGCTGATCGACGCGTGCGAGCTGGTCCACGACCCGTACGACGGCCGCTACGACCTCGCCTCCACACGCCCGGTCACGGCTCCACCGCGCACCCCCGCCCACGCGCCCGAACCCGTACAACTCACCCTGATCTGAAAGGGGCCCTCTGATGTCCGTTATGTGCTTCCACTGCCGTGAACCGCTCGACCAGTGCAGGCGCGCCCTGCTGCAGGACGCTACCGACAAGGCGGTCAAGGAGATCGGCTTCGCCGCGCTCGCCGCCGAATCCGACGACCAGGCCGTGCAGACTGTGTCCGCGTGGGACGCCGCCCGCGCGGTCAACGACTTGGTGGACCTCATCGTCGCCCAGAACTACAGCATCACCGTGGACGAAGCGTACGAGCAGGCCCGCGCGCTCATCGACGGCCACATATGGGCTCATTAAAGGAAGTCGCACGCGGCTAAACGCTCTGTCCATGCCGCATCGATCAAAACGTGGAGGCTTTTTCAGTATTTGCCCCTCCGAGGCCGATGGCCGACATGAGCCGGTCCCACCAAAAGGGAGCCCCGAACATAAGGGCTACGATTGTCGCAATAAAGCCTAACCAGTGAGGAGGAGTGATAAGTCGCTCCATCCACTCTACGCCGTTCCAGTGTGCAGTTGGCGGGCCAGTAGAGAACGACATGCTGATCGGTGCATTGCCGAATACCTGGATGATCGGTGGTTGGCTGAGGCAGTAGGATCCGCCCTCTTCTAGGCGGCACCTTGCGGCAAGCGGTTCGGCGATTGTGTCGTTAGCAGATAGCAGGCTTCGGAGGGCGTTATCGTCGATAATTGCTTGGACGTATTCAAATGAGTCTATTGTAAAGAAAATTGTCAGTAGTGTACTGAGCACCATCAACGGGCCCCGGGTGTGGCGGCGATAAAGCCTGTTCAACTGCTGCATCTCGGCCACGAACCACTCTTCTACTCCTCGCTGGAACCGATCGTAGTCGCCTTGCGAGCCTGCCCAGAGTGCACTTAACGGCGCATGCGCTGGACTGTGCCTGGCTTTCATAGAATCGAGCATCTGTTCCACGCTACTGAAAGCCTCAGAAATTTCGCTGATCGCTAAGGCGAAGCGCTTAGCTGGAATGTGACTAATGCTGGTACGCCTGCCTCTAGCATGGTCCATTTCGCGAATGCGCTCGTATAGTAGCTCGGTGAACGTGCAGTTGGGGAGTTTGGACGCATCAGGCAAAGGCGGCGGAGGCTCGTCTGAATACGCTGGGCGCGGATCCCTGGTGAAGCGCAAGATGCGAACGGTGCTGGCCGTGGAGACTGGTAGCCAGCCTTCGCCGGTAGCAATTCCGCCATCTAGAGTGTCGCGTAAGTATGCCCACAGAAATTTGGGGCGTGTGGAGAACGCTGCGAATATTGCCTCGCTGATTCCGTACACCACCAGCGAAAGGATCACAAAGGCTGCGACGAGGCTAACGGCGAGATCTAAAACAACGCTTCCCATCTTGGCCACCACCTTGCTAGGAAAACTGGCCACTTTGTGTGTCGCGGCCAGGCGTCACATCGTTACGACTGTCGACGAGTCGATGGAGTGATACGCAACGGCCTGTTGCTGGTCGATACGCCCGGTGGCGTCAGCCTGTGTGGTGGGATGCCGCATCATCGCGCAGAAGAGGTTCTGGCCTGACTAGGGCCAACTCTCTCGCCCGCAGTAGGCAGATCGGCAGCAATGGGAACCCGTGCCCTGTGGAGCCGGTAGAGCGCTCACGGTTGCGCAACTGGCGCGAATGATGTGTCATATGCGTCTGGCGCGTACTCTACGGTCTCGTGTCAATCCATCGTCACTCTCGGGGGAGTGCAGCGTGAACAAGGCAGACATCATCGAGGAGTTCCGCCAGCGGACCAACGCGCCGTCCCGCGCCGCCGCGGCGCGGGGCGTCCAGGCGTTCATCGACATCATCGTCGGCACCGTCGCCGCCGGTGGTGAGGCCCGCGTCGGCGGGCTCGGCGTGTTCGACCGCAGCTATCACAAGGCCACGGCCCGCCGGAACCCGAACACCAACGAGGTGGTCGAGGTGCCCGGCAAGTGGGTCATGCGGTTCAAGGCGGCCACGAAGGTCAAGGCCGCCGTCAACAAGTAACACCAGCTCGTCGGCGGTCCGCTGCGGGGGCGCGGACCGCCGACGTTTCCATTTGCGAAGGACACCACGTGAAGCGATCTGACATGGACGCCGCCCTCGACGAGCTGTACGCCGCGGTGCCGCAGCCAGGCTGCAAGGGCTTGTGCGTCGATAGCTGCGGCCCGGTCGGGATGAACCCGCGCGAGCACCAGCGAATCCGGGAGCGAGGCGTGAAGATTCCGCACCACCGGGACGCGCTGGCCCAGCTCATCGAGACCGGCGACTACACCTGTCCTGCGCTGAAGGACGGGCAGTGCAGCGTGTACGACGTCCGGCCGATGTCCTGTCACCTCTGGGGCGCGGTCGAGTCGATGCCGTGCCCGTACGGCTGCCGGCCCGAGGAAGGGCTGCTGCCGGACGCAGAGGGGCACGCGCTGCTCGCGCAGTCCCTCGACGTCGGCAAGCCGGACCCGCTCGACGCCGAGCAGCTCGGACGTCTCAAGCAGCGGTTCGACGACCCGAACTTCCGGCGCACCCTGAAGGAGTACGTGCAGGAGAACCGGCCCGCCGCGAACCCGGAGAAGACCCTTGAACGCTGGCGCAGCAAGGCCGCCGACTACGGCTTCAGCATGCCCGCGGGGACGGCCGGAGAGCGACAGCGCCGCTGGCGTGGATGAGGCAGCGGCTCAGTTACTCGGAGTCGTCCTCGTCCACATTGACCAGGTCGCGCTCGTCGAGGTATGCCTCCATGGCGTCGTTGAGGACGGCCATTCCGCCCATCGCTTCCTGTCTGCACGCGGCGGCGAGCCTGGCCCTCGTGTTCCGCTTGAGCCGGACCGTGGCAAGGGGCGCGACGGGGTATGCGCGAGGTGTGCCGGGCATCTGGCTGGGGTCGCGCGGCAGCGCGAGGTCGGCCTTCTTGATCGGTTCAGGAAACTCGGTCTTGATGGGCGGCTGCAGCGCGTCGCAGTACGCGTTGATCGCCAGCTCCCAAGCTTCTTGCGGACCCCGACCGTCTTCTTCAAGAGCCGTGGTGAGGCGGTCGTCGAGGTGCTGGTACAGGTAGATGCTAGTGGGGGCGAGGCCGGTCCATCGGACTGCTCGAACCCGCCGTGACCCAGATCGGCGTGTTGATTGCGGCCCCGCTTCTTGCTGCTGCTCGGTGGTGAGGTCATCGAACAGGGCGAGGTGCGAGTCCTGCGACGGCTCCGGGGTGTGCGACATGTGTGGCTTCCTGTGGCTGTGCTGTGGCGTTTGATCTCACCGTACGGGGTCCGTGTCGCGCGTGTCGCGTGTAGCGTCCCCTGCTGCTCATTTCCCAAGCTCACAAGTGCAACCCTCCTAGTTATCCATATCGCCCTACTTAATGTAATATAAGAGTGATCGCAATGCGCATGATCATTTTCTTACGCAACCTGGTGGCACGCCGCTACCGGCACCAACACTGCAACCCGAAGGGCGTTCGCATGGAAACCCGGCTCTACACCCGCACCAACCCCAACAACGGCCAGATCGAAATCAAGCACTACGAGATCATCCCCAACGCCCGGCCCGACGAGATCGGCCCCGTCTTCCAGACCCACTTCTGGGGGACAGAGGCTCCGGCCGACTTCTTCGCCAACCACGACTACTACGACGACGTGGACGTGCTGTGCCTCGCGGACATCTACTCGGACACGTTGGACGGACCGCTGCCCGACTTCCTCGAAACCACCTGGAAGGAGCACGACGCCGAAGGCTGGGTCCTCCTGCCCACGCCCGAACCGCACGAGTACACCTGCGCAGGCTCGCCCGTCGCAGTCCTCCGTGCGGACGGCAGCAACATCATCGAGATCGCCGCCCTGCCCGGCAGTCGCACCGTCGAGGGCAGTCTCGAAAGGATCACCCTCGAAGAGGCTCTGGGGCTCATCAACAGCCTCACCGACGCCATCGAGGAAGAGAAGTGGGCGTGACCGGGCAGCAACGTGTGCGAGAGACGTTCCGCCTCGGCTTCTACGCATGGAACGTCACCGCCGCCATGCGCATCGTCGAGGGCCGCGAGCCCGACTGCATCCAGGTAGAAAGGGCCGCCGCGCTGCTGTGGCTGGTCTACGTCAATAAGGCCCACGCCGCCACCGTGGACCTGACCCGTCCCCTGATCCTCGTCCCCTTCGAGGGTACCGGGAACATCCCCATCGACGGCTGGCACCGCATCTGGAAGGCCAGGCGCGAGGGGATCGAAACGCTTCCCGCGCTCGCCCTCACGTCCGAGGAAGAGTTCCGAGTTCGCATGCACGGCGGCGACAAAGGCCCTGGTTATCTCCGCTAAAAGCGCTAACACAATCAGCTTCCTCGCCCGCCCGGGCGGGGAAGCTCCCCCCTCACACGGGAGAAGCACGTGAAGAAACTCGCCTTCCTCGACCTTGAAACGACCTCCCTCGACGAACGCCACGGCGACCTTTGGGAGATCGGCCTCATCATGCGTGACCTGCGCCAGCCGATCAGGACCGACATCGAACACTGGTGGCAGGTCCGCCCGGACCTGACGCTCGCCGACCCCAACGCCCTGAAGGTCGGCCGGTACTACGAGCGGTGCCGCGTCAGGCGCTCGCCCATCGGCGCTGGCCGGAAGCTCTCGCCCGCCATCAACCTCGGCAGTCCGTGGATCCACGAGTACACCGGCGAGCCCCCGGCAGAGGGCGACTGGTACATGCAGGCCAGCGCCGGAAGCATCGCCGCCACGATCGCCCGAGAGCTGGACGGTGCCACCATCGTCGCCAACAACCCGACCCACGACCGGAAGTTCGTGGACAAGTTCCTGCGGGCCAACGGGCAGCTCCTCACCGCCCACCACCGCATGATCGACATCCGCGCCCTGCTGATCGGCTACGTAGACGGCCGACTGTCCGCCTACGACGGCAAGGTGGACGAGGCGTTCGGAGCCGAGGCCGTGCCGTACGTTGAGGACTGGCTGGGCGGCTACATGGACAGCCCGTCCTGGGAGATCGTTGGCGTCGCCCAGGACGCGGGCACCAAGCACACCGCGCTCGGGGACGCCCGCCTCGACCGCGATGTGTACGACGCGATCCGGTGCAGCCGATGACCAGCATCTCTGGCTACATCACTCGCGACGAGATCGCCCAGGTGGCCGGACTGCTGTGCGCCAAGCCCGGCGAGTCGGCCGAAACCGCATCCGTCCAGGCCACCGCCGTCGAGGGGCAGTACGAGAACGCCCTCACCCTCACCCGAGCCTGGGTCGAGGTGCAGGAAGTCCGAGATGAAGCCCGGAGGGACGCCGACCACTACGGCGGCACCTGGGAACTCCACATGCCCAACCGGCCCGAGCTGTTCGACCTCGAATACGACGACGAGGACCAGCCGATCTACAGCCACCCTGAGGACTACGACGAGGCCGAAGACCGGCGCGTGGCCATCGAGATCGTCCGCACGCTCAGTACCCGGTACGGGCTGACGCCATACGAGATGCGGCCGCAGTGATCTCCTCGTGGGACGTCTTGTCCCTGATCTGGGCGGTCGGCGTCGCCCACACCGCGCCGCGCATCCTCAAGCGGTGGTCCCTCATCACCACCTGCGACCCGATCGACCTGTGCCAGGGCTGCCGCGACGAGCGCAGGCACGTCAAGCAGGACGCCATGGTCTACGACGTCATGGGCCCCGTCGGCGGCGCGCTGCAGGTCCTGATCGAGGCGTCCATCTGGTACCTCCAGCCGTTTATCCCCGCACTGCGCAAGCTCGCAGGGCGGGAGCCGCTGCCCACCTGCTCCAAGGGTTCATGCCTGGCCTACACCCGGAGGCAGGCGTGAGCGCGCACGACAATCTCTCCATCCCCACCTCCACCGAAAGGAACCCCCTCATGAAGCCCACCATCCGCGTCGTCGTCTGCCTCGTCGCGCTGCTGCTCATGCTGGCGATGTGGCTCACCTTCGCCTATCTGATGAAGGACACCGGCCTGATCACGTGGATCCTCGGTCTGGGCCTGGTCGCGATGCTCGTCATGGGCAACTGGGTCACCGAGCTGGCCGCCGACCAGCCGGCCGGGCGCGAGCCCGCGCAGGGCAGTGAAAAGTGATGGCCGTTGACTTCAGCCACCTTGGCGTCACCGACGATCAGGCGCGCGACCTCTTCAAGCTCGGCGCGGCGGTCTGTGCCGCCGCCGACCTCAAGTTCAACACGTTGTGGTGGGCCCTTGACCACTTCGAGAACGAGGACGATCTGGTCGAGACCGGCGCCAAGGTGTGGAAGCAGATCGAACAGGACGGGTCTGCCTGACGGTAGGCGATGCTGACGGGCGGCCCGGCGTAAGCTGGTCGCGCGTATCTGCACAAATACGCGGGGAGCCCCGGTGCCGTTTGGCGCCGGGGCTCCCCAGTCTTCGGCTCGTCGCCTTCCCGCCCGATCGGCAGACCCCTAATGTCTATAAAGGTTCCCGGTATGTATACTTCGGCCATGACGAAGCGAGGCCCACGGGGTCCAGTGCCGATCTACCAGGTGATCGTCAACGCCATCAAGGACGACATCGCCGCCGGCAAACTTAAGCCCGGCCAGGCACTCCTCACGGAAGCCGAAATGTGCGCGACCCACCAGGCGTCACGGCTGACAGTGCGCAGAGCCCTGGAGGTGCTGCGCGAGGCAGACGTCATCTACACCATCCGTGCCGATGGCTCCTACGTCGGACCGCGCGACGCTCCGCAGATCCGCGAGCCGCGTGAGTTCGAGAAGATCGCCGCCGACCTCGCAGAGGGCATCAAGCGGGGTGACTACGGGCCGGATCAGGTGCTGCCCTCGCAGTTGGAGTTGATCGAGCAGTACGGCGTGGCCAAGAAGACCGCCAGTGCCGCCGTGGCTTTGCTCCGTGAGCAGGGATGGGTATACACCGTGCCCGCGATCGGAACGTTCGTCACAAGCCGCGATAAATGGCCGAATATCCGTTGACCTGCGGGGTTGTGTCCGCGTTTGCGATTACGGGCATGGAGCCGGGCAGATTGTGACCTGTCCGGCTCCATGTGTTTCTCAACGCTCGACGCGCTCGTATCCGCCATCCATCGCGTAAACATCGACGATTGACGCTGCGGGGCGCCGGCGCACAGCCGCCAGCGCGCTGACAGCGACGATTAGCCCGGCCGCCACCATGAAGGCCACGTCTAGGCCCTCGACTTCACGGGACCCGACGGCATGGACGAGAAACACCGCAAACGTCACCGTGCCCACGACAAAGACCAGCGCGATTGCTGCCATCGCTCGTGTCATGATCTAGTCCCATTACCTCTCGTTGCGCCTCCGCAGTGCGTCGGCATCAAGAATCGTTAATGGTATGACGATCTTGTACTGGCTATGGTTGACGTCGGACGCCGATTTAACGTCTCACAGCAAAATTACGAGCGTCGCCCAGGTGGCCGCCGCCCCGGTCGCGGTACGCGCGAGCACCTGAGCAGGCGTGTGGTCGCGGATCTCCGTGCGAGCCCATCCGATCAACGCCACCACGACGGCGCCGACAGCGAGCACTCGCAGTGGTGCTGGCAGGATCAAGCAGGGGACGTTCCGGCCTACAGCAGATGTGCGGTTACGAAAAGCTTCGTCAAGACGCGAGCTGTGCGGCTCTCTCGGCGCTGATCTTCTTGAACTGTGCCGAGACCTGACGCAGCCATGCCGCCTCCCTGCTCACCTTGTCCGTGCTGTCTTCTTCGCCAGTGAGATCCGGACCAGGGATCCGTCCAGTCGGCACCCCCGACTCTTGACCGGCGCGGGCGGCTTTCAATGCCTCGGCAACCCACTGGGCCACCTCGGCGGGATCGCCGTTCGCAGGCGGTTCGTGGACCGAAGTGAGGTTCAGCATCCCGTCCTGGATCTCCACCATTCGGCGCACGAGACGGGTCTGCAGTGAGCCCTTCATACCGAGCGACACGGTTGGGTACTGGCGGACGATCGCCTCCCACAGGGGCTGCAGTTCCCGCAGTTCGGCCCGTTGCCGCAGGCGGGTGGTCGCTGCGCGCCAGGCTGGAATTGACGTGCCCGCCGTGATGAACACGATGCAGATGAGGAACGACGTCTTGTGCAGCACCAGGATTTCCCGCCAGGTGGTGGCCGGGTTGATCAGGTGCGCCACGTTCACCACCATGACGTGGCCACGGTTGACCACGCCGGCGAGGTTCCCGATGGTGGACAAGATCAGCCCGAACCGCAGGAGCGGCGGTGCAAGCCGCGCATGCTGGGCGAACATCCAAGCCGCGGCGCATCCGCACGTCATCAGCCACGCGTCGAACGCAACCAGGTAGATGCGGCCCTGAATGGCGGTTTCCCCGGGTCCGGTCGCGCCGTCCGCCCAGTAGATGCGGCCCCCGCGCGAAAGAAACATCACGAACAGCAAGACAATGACGGCCAGCGCGGTCGGCCAGACCCAGCGAGCCCGGGACGGCCGATCCCGGCGGGTGATCGCCTCTACATACGCCAGCAAACACGCCGCTGAGGCTAGGCCGGTGACGTGGCGGAGCAGAGTAGCCAACTCGGTGCCAGTGGTGGTGTCCATCCATTCGACAACGGGTGCCGCTGAGAACACCCTGGATAAAGCGAGGGCAGTAAACGCGGCCCACAGCATTCGCTGCTCGAATGAATGCCGGGCGGACCGTATGCGGGAGATCGACGCCCCCCACAGCAGCACGAGGGCAATCCAGTCCACAACGCTCACGCGTCGTCGCCTCCAAGGTCGTATCCGAATGTTTTGCCGATCTTGCGCAGGCCCTCGTCGCCGCCTTCGGGCGGGGTGTGGGCGCGCGTCAGGATGAGCGTGGCGAGCTTCTCGGCGTCGCGCTCCTCGACGGTCTCGTATCGGCTGCGTGCTGCCATTCCCGTCACCGAGAGCCCGAGGAGTCGGCGCATGGCCTCCTCGACATCACCGCCGACCTTGCCGTGGCCGAGAAGCATGTGGGAGACCTCATGCAAGACGATGTTGACACGCAGCAGCCCGGCGGCACCGGGAGCGACGAAGATGTGGTCGGCCTTCGTCGTCGCGACCCATATCCCGGATACGGCGCTGGCGGCCTCGGCGGGCAGGTCGAGCATGTGCAGGGGGCGCTTCCGTACGGCCCGGATTCGAGCGATGAAAGCATCCAGGGTGAACGGCTGCGGGAGCGGCGCCGTTGATAGGGCAGCCAGTAGCGTGGGGGACGGCAATATCACAACCTTTCGGTCAGGCCTGCGACAGGCTACCCGCGCCCGTGATCGGATCGCCTACTGCACGTCTGTGTTGCCGTGGAGTTGCTCGGCTTGGCGCATCGCCTCGACCATCTTCTCGATGGCCTCCAGCGAAAGCGGGGACAGGCCGACCATGCGCTCGGCGATGTTCTGCACGCCGAGTTCGGCCAGGCCCTCGCGGACCGTTTGGTGTCGTTGCTGGTCCTCTGCGCTGAGCTGCGGTGGGGGCGGGTCCTCACCGAGAAGCCAACTGACCGACACGTCAAACAACTGCGCTAGCGCGATTACGACCTCGGTTGAAGGGTTGGTGCGCTTGCCCCTCCGCAGACCGCTGATGTAGGCGTGGGTGATGGCCAGATCCGGATGGGTGCGCTTCATTTCGCGCTGGGCTTGACGGGCGGACCAGCCCTTGTCCTTCAACGCTTCTTCTAGCCGCTCGGCGAAGGTCGCCACAGCCACCCCATTCCTCACGCCCGGCTTGCCCTATTCGGACGCCGTTCGCCTACATTAAGCCTGATTGCCAACGGTACACGACCGGCAGGAATGGTAGCCGTCAGTTGACAATATTCATCTCTGCGGGAAAGATCGTTTGCTCTGGCAGTAAGCCAGCCGACAAGCTTGCCAGCCTCCGTCGCCGGTCTTTTCTCCTGCTGAGTCGGAGCCCGATGCGGGGGTACTAAGAGGTGTTCGGACTGGATCCGTCCGTGCACATCGGCGGTATGTGACGTCGGCGGCGGAGAGGACGGGGACCAACTTCATGATCAGTTACGAGGCGCGCGTGTGGCTGCTCAGCATGGCGACTATGTCGGTCGTGAGCTGGGTGGCGACGGCGTCTTGCCTTCTCATCCTGATCGACATGGACAAACTGACCGGCCAGGCGGCGGTGCTGCTGCTGGCGTGGATCATGGCTGTATCTGCACCAGTAACGTTCCACGCCATCTCGGGCTGGCGGCGCGTGCGCACCGTTCGCCGAGTGCTCGCGCTCGGCCAGAAACAACGCACGGCCGTTCGAGGCTTTGCTGAGGAGATCACTAGCCTGCGGTGAGAATGGTTGTCAAGCCGCTGGGGAAGACGTTGGCGTGCGGGGTCTCCGCGTAGTTCCAGCTTGGTGCCTAGGCGTTGCGCCACTGGATGAACGACCGCTACTTGCGTCGGAAGATGCGCAATTGGGCGCCGTACGCCTTCAGCGTTGACTCAACGTTCGACAGCAGGATCTTCTCCATCTCGGCCTTCTCGGCGGCTGTAACGCCACGTAGCGCGCGGATTTCGCCAAGCATCTTCTGAAGTATCTGCTGCAGGGAGTCGGGAGCGAGCTTCGGGTCGATGTCCGCAAGCGCTGGGTCGGCCGCAGTGCGCTCACGGATCCACTCGCGGAACAGTTCGGCCGCCATTGGCCGGCTCCGCTCGTACAAGTCGTCTGGCGTGACGAGAGGCTCGCCCGCCAGGTCGTTGATCGCGGCTGCCATGAGCACGAGTTCCCGGTCTTCCGGGATCCTCTCGCCCGATTCGATGCGTCGCCAGGTGGGTTCGGACATCGCTTCGCGGGCCAGTTCCTTTGCGCGTGCGGCGGCGGCGCGGGTGGGGATGCCTCGCTTGAGCCCTCCGGGATTCTTGCGACGATCAATGAGGTACTGAACTACTTCTGAGGGCTGATTGAGGTCGGCCACGGCGAGTTGGGTGTCCCTTCAGGGTGTTTGATGCGTCATACGAGTCTGGCGCAACGGTATCAACTGACGCGTCAACGCGTGATATGTCATCGCGAAGTTGCTGATTACATAGCGTGACATACGCGAGGTAGCTGCGATGACGCATAAGACGCGTCAGACGTTGCGTGGTGCGTCAGGACGCGATAGTGTCGGTTATGTCGGTGTGATCGTGTGCGACCGAAACGGGAACGCACAGATGAACACCCGGCAAACCAAACCCCCAAGCCACGGAGCGTCATATCGCCATGCCCAACGGCATCCTTCGCTGGGAAGACCCGGCGCCTGTCAAAACCCCCACCAACAAGGAGTACGAGCCGATCGCCGCCGAACTCCAGAAGAACCCCAACCGATGGGCTGTCGTCGCAGAAACTCCCGACACCCCTGAAGGCAGGCGTGACGCCAACCGCCTGTACAACGCAGTCAAGAACGGCTACCGCGGCTTCCGCAACGACGACAGCGGAACGTTCCAAGCCGTTACCCGCACCATCACCAAGGACGGAGGCGGCAAGGCTGTCCTCGTCCACGTCCAGTACGTCCCCCGCTAACAGCGGTGCCGCATTCAGCATGACCAACATCACGCAAGCGCCGCCTCCCGACGACCTGGCGCAGCTCATCGCCACAAGAGCTGCCGAGCACTGGAACTCCGACGCCAAGTCCGCGCTCACCCGTCTGCTCGCCGACGTCCTCGGCGACTACGACGCCGCCTATCAGCTCGTCGAGGAGACCGGCCGAAAGCTTCTGGCCGCCGAATACGAAGAGGACCCCCAGTGACCCCACCGAGCCCTGCGCTCCCCACCGAAGCGGAGCTGACCGCCTACCTCGGCGCTCTCAATACCGACGACCCCCAGCTCACGCCAAGCCGACCGAGCTACCGCGGCGGGCCCGCCCTCGACCCGATGACCGAGGACGAATACCGGTTCGGCTGGTTCGGCCAGGCCGACTATGACGGGCACCTCGGCGGTGGTGCGTGAGCATCACCATCCGCGAGGACGAGCGCGACGAGTACGACCCGAGCCACGCCGTCCCCACCAGCGCAGGCCGCTACTACTGCGACCCGATGCTTGCCCCGGACGACCCCAACCGGATGAAGATCTCCGTCACCAACGCCATCGACCAGCACATGATCGAGGCCCTGGCCCCCGCCGCCGCGAGGGACACCGCGATCTGGCTGATGGACAACCTCCCCGCCGCGAACCGCGCGGCCGCCGACCCCGACGACATGGAAGCGTTCATCAAGCTGGCCAAGGCGCAGTACCGAGTCCAGTGGGACAAGAAGGCTGACCTCGGCTCTCGCGTCCACGCCATCGGCGAAGCGATCAATCTCGGCAAGGCGTACATCCCTGACGAGGAAGCCGAACCGTTCGTCGAGTCCTACCGCCAGTTCCTCGCCGACTTCGGGGTGGACCTGCGTCGCGACATCATGACGGCCGAGTGCACGGTGCTCAACCGCACGATCCCGTACGGCGGTACGAGCGACATCTGGGCCCGCTTGCGGTTCCCCGGCCCGACGTCGCCGATTGCGCCGAAGTTCAAGCCGCGCGCGGTCCCAGCAGACCCGATCCCGACCCCGTCCGGGCTGTGGCTCATCGATATGAAGACCTCGCTGACCAAGCCAGCCAGCGCCGTCTATGACGACTACCTCCTGCAACTCGCAGCGCTGCGGAACGCAGAGGTTGCCCTGGTGTGCCCGCCGTCGTGCAGGTACGGCGAGACCGACGACCACGACGCCAGCCACGAGTTCCCCGTTCCGGAGTTTGCGGGCGCAGCGATTCTCAACCTCCGTACGAACGGCTACGGCTTCGTGCCGCTCCCGGCCGACCGTGACGCGTTCGACGCGTTCTGCGGGCTGCTGCCGCTCGCGCACTACGTCCACGGGCTCGAAATGCGCGGCCACAAGCCCATTCAGCCCCCGAGCAAGACCACCAGGAAGGACGCCGCCTGATGCCCATCGACCCCTCCGTACTGCAGCGCCGCCACTGGCAGGACGGCCGGATCCGCCTCGGCATCAAGAAGATCAGCCGGAACGGCAAGGAGTATCCCAGCAAGATCGACACGTTCCGGTTCACGTCGCCGTCCGAGGACATGATCCGGGGCGTCGCCGAGAAGTACGGCGGCGAGGTCAAGCCATGGAAGTCGCCGCAGGGACCGCAGTTCGAGGTCATCACCAACGCGCAGCGCATCCCCGTCATCGTCCCGCCCAACGGCCTGAGCCAGAACATGGAGCTCTGGGACGGCAAGCTGTGCATCCGCCGCTGCACTGGCGTCGCGATGCAGGCTCCGTTCGTCGGCCCGTGCCTGTGCGGGGCGGACGTCGAACTCAAGAGGCGGCCGTGCAAGCCCCACACCCGACTCGGTGTCTTCCTCAAGGAAGTGCCCAGCCTGGGCCTGTGGCGGCTGGACAGCAAGGGCGGCAACGCCGCAGCCGAGCTGCCCAACGCCGCCGAGTTCCTGGCCCACGCGGGGACGTACGTGGACGCCTGGCTGTACGTGGCCGAGCGCACCGGCTCGTTCCTCGACCCGAAGGACAACGTGGTCAAGGCGACCACGTACATGGTGCCCGGCCTGACGATCGAGGGTATCGGCTTCGACGAGCTGATGTCGGGCGAGGTCGCGCGCCGCGCCGAGCTGGGCCGCGGTGGTGGCGGTCAGCGGGCGATCGAGGCCGCGCCCGCGACCGACTACCTTGCGATGATCGAGGCCGCCACTGACCGAGATGCGGTCGTGGCCGTCTGGAGGACCTCCAAGCTCGACCCCGCCTGGCAGGGACGAGGAGAGGAAGTCGAGGCCGCGGCCAAGGCCCGCGTCGCCACCTTCCCCCCGCCGCCGGACAAGAACGCCCCACAGGGACAACCCGCCTCGGCCGCTGCACAGCCGGACGAGCGCAATGCTCCGCGCGAGGACCCTCCGCACAGCCCGGCGCCAGCCTCGGACGCGCCGCCGGCGGCGAGTGACCCCGAAGCGGACCGGATCCGCCAGCACATCATGACCGCGTGGGCGGGAACGACGAGCCAGCTCCACACCGCGTTCCGCGACCGCACCGGCACCACCATGAAGAACGCGACCCTGCAGCAGCTCCAGCAGTTCGCCGACCAGCTCGGCCAGCCCGCCGCAGGTCCGATCGCGGACGAACCCCGCAAGGCGTCCGAACGCGCCGAAGCGCTCCTCGAGGCCGCCCGCGCGCAGAACACCGCGGCGCCGGCCGACGACGGCGACGACATCGTGGACGCGGTGGTCGTCGAGGACGAGGAGCAGCCGAAGCCCACCGCCAAGGCGCTGCGCGACCTCGGCGTGTGGTTCGGCGAGGCAGGAGTTACGGGCCACACCGGCAAGGGGTCGGCCGCGAAGAACGACGAAGCTCGATTCGCCTGGATCACCGAGCACATGGGCGTCACCGTCACCTCGACGAAGGAGCTCAACGCCGCCCAGGTGAACGACGGGGTCAAGCTGCTCATGCAGCAGGCCGCCGCCCGCCGCAAGGACCTGCAGCAGCGCATCGCCGCCGTGTGGTCCGACCTCGGCGGCACCAACCAGCAGTTGCCCGCCGCGTTCGAGCAGGCCATAGAGACGCCAGTTGGTGGGGCATCAAACGCTGACTTCGCTGCCTTCCTTCAGAAGCTCAGCGACGGAGAAGTCACCCCGGACGGCGGCCAGTGATGCGCCTGACCAACGACCAGCGTGCGGCACTCCGCGCTGACCGACTCACCCGAGACAAGCGCGAGCGTGAGCGGCGTGCCACCACTTTCGCCGAGATCGCGCACCACGCAGGAACGTGCCAAGACCGCCGCAACTGCCTGCTCTGCAAAGCGTTCCGGCTGCTCGTCGAGTACATACCCGAACCTACCGTTCGCGAGGACTACGCCAACATCCGTCACCAGCTCGACGAGCAGCGGGAGCGCCTGGAGCGGATCCGCGACGTGCACCAGAACCTGTCCGAAGCCGCTCGTCTCGGAACGCCGCTGGCCCGCACTGTCCACGACGCCGCGTGGGTCGTCCTCGTCCGCCTCGCCAACGCCTGGCACGGCGAGGAGGTCGAGGACCCGTACACCCCGCTCAAGCCCGACTACTTCATCTGATCAACCTCGGCCCGGCGTTGCACTGCCGACGACGGGTCCGCCCCTCAAGGAGTCCCCATGAAGTCCATCACCGTCGAGTACGACGACGTCACCCCCGCCACGGTCGAACATCGGCTGACCGACCAGGAAACCGTCCTCGCGATGGGGAACCGCCGCTACCCCGCGGCGCTAAATGACCGGGCCGCCCTCCTGGAGGCCCTGCAGATCGCCGACAAGCTGTCCGGCGCCGTCGTCGGCTGGCGCGGCGACATCGTGGCCTCGCTGCAGAAGCTCGACAACGAGCGGTACGCCCGCGAAAACGCCGCCATCTGACCTCAGCATCGTGACCGGCCCGCGCCGACACCGACCACTAAGGAAGTCATGAGCCGCTACACCATCCCCAACCCGCCCGACTCACCCGAAGACCGCGTCATCACGGTCGGCTGGGATGCACCTCTCAACACTTACTGGGCCACGGCGTTCGACCCTCCCGCCTCCATCGACGGGGAGGACGTCGAGGTCTTCTGGATCGGATACACCCCATGCGAGCTGCCCGACGTCGAATCCCTCGCCACCGCGCTCCGCAAGCACGGCGTCGAGATCCCTCCCTTCACCGTGGAAGCGCTACGCGTGGACAAACCGGGCGAAGGGGAGAGCTTCGCGGGCCGGCCCGCGACCAAGCTCATCGCCGAGATGACGAGGCCGTACGTCCCCGCCGACCAGCAGGCGCGCATCGACGTCGCTCTCCAGGGCGGTGGCCGATGAGGCGCCACGACGTCGAGGTCATCGGCGGGCTCATCTTCTTCGCGCTCATCCTCGCGATCATCATCGGCGTCGCGGTGGCGAAGACCGGCACCGGCCGCATCGAGACCGCCACCGTGGAGTCGAAGGAGCGGGTCTGCGACAGCAGCCGCTCGTGCAGGTACCTCATCTTCACGGATCGGGGCGTGTATGAGAACACGGACGCCTGGCTGAGCTTGAAGTTCGACAGCTCCGACATCTACGGCGCGATCAAGCCCGGCCGCACCTACCGGCTCAAGGTCAACGGGTGGCGCGTCGAAGTCACCTCGTCCTACCCCAACATCCTCAGTATCGAGGGCGAGGTCACGAAGTGAAGACCAGGTTCGAGATCGCCGTCGCGAAGGTTGAGCCGTACCAGAAGTACTTCGTGCTCGGCGTGTTCGTCGCGTTCTTCGGCGGCCTGGTCGTCTTCGGCGGTGTGTGGGCGCTGGTCATCGCGACCGTCTGCATGTTTGTCGGCATCCTCCTTGGGCTGATCGTCGGCGCCGAGATGATGCGACGCGACATCGAGACCGAGATGATCGGGCTCCGAGCCCAGTACGAAGCCGCGTCCGAGCTGGCTTACAAGCTGAACGAGGAGCTGAGCGGGCAGGTGCAGCGGGCCGAATCGGCCGAGCGTGACCTGCTCGCCACCGCCGCAGAGAAGACCGCGCTGCGCGCCAAGCTCGACGCCCGCGAGGGCGGCACCACGTGAAAGACGTCCTGGCGGCGATCGGCGCGCTCACCGTGCTGGCCGCCGCCGGGATCGTCGTCCTCTCACTCCTCGCCCATCGCGCTGAGCGGCGACGCTCCCGCAGCAACCGCGACCAGCGGGCCGCCCGGCCGGCCGAGCAAGTCGCCGCCAACCCCGCATTGTGGTCCGACTTCTTCCTTGACCACGACCTACACAAGGTCCTCAGAACCCCGAAGGAATGGAAACCGTGATCCCCTTCCACGTCGTCGGCCTCGACCTCTCCCTCACCGCCACCGGCATGGCCAACGGCCTCGGCTGGTGCGAAAAGGTCGGCCGAGACGGCATCACCAACATGCCCCTGCTCACCAAGTACCGGACGCTCAACGACCTGGCCAGTCGCATCATCGTGCTCACCAGGGCCGAGCACGCCCACCTCGTCCTCGTCGAGAAGCTGGTGTTCAACCGGCAGGACGGTGGCCGCGGCGGCGCCGGTGAACGCTCGTACCTCTACTACCGGACGATGGGCATCATCGCGGAGGCCGGGGTGCCCGTCGTCGAGGTGCCGCAGGCCACGCTGAAGACGTACGCGCTCGGAAAAGGCAGCGGCAGCAAGGGCGAGATCGTCGATTCGATCGCCCGCCGTCTGCCGATGTTCGTCACCGGGGGCGACCACAACATGGCCGACGCCGCGACGCTGGCCGCGCTGGGTTCCGACCACCTCGGGCACCCGCTCGCGGACATGCCGAAGGCGCACCGCGCCGCGCTGGACAAGCTGACGTGGCCGGAGATGACCCAGTGAGCCGGGACGCGGTCGCCGAAGCACGCCGCCGCTATGGGCAGGAACGCGACAAGAAAGTGAAGGCGGGCACCTGGCGGGGCCTTGTCGATGCTCAGCAGGCACGCCAGCACGTGTTGCAACTGCACAGGACCTGGCTCATCAGCTATGAGGCCATCGGCCAACTAGCCGGGCTGACCCACACGGCTGTTCGCCACATCATCGAGGGAAGCGCATACCGGAAGCTCCCTCCACCAGCTCGGATCTCGGCGCGGACGTCCGACGCAATCCTCACGGTCACTGTGGACGACCTGCCGGACCACCACCTGATCAACGCGGTGGGATCGATGAGACGCCTGCGCGCGCTCTCCGTCGCAGGCTGGCCCGTGCGCCACGTGGCCGACCACATGGGAGCCAGTTGGGACAGCCAGAAGCAGCTCCGACGCGGTGAGAGAACAACGGTCCTCCTCCGGACCGCGCGCCAACTGCGGGAGACGTATGAGGAGCTGGTTGGTCTCGACCCGTACGAGCACTGCCGCCCTGCTGTTGTGACCAGCACCAGCACTCAGGCAGCCGCGAGCGGCTGGTATCCAGCGGCAGCGTGGGCCGACGTCATCGACGACCCCGAGGCCAAACCGTGGCAAGTCGTTCGCTGCTCCTACCCGACCTGCATCAACGGGTCGAAGGACGAACGCCTGCTGTGCGACACCCACCTCAAGCTGCTCCAGAAGAGAGGCACCCTCGACGGGGCCCGCCTCATGCGTAACACCCAGGCCCTCCTCGAGGACGCCCGGTTCATCCTCGCCACCGACCCGCCGATCAACCCGAACACGCAGCAGATCGACGGAGAACGACTCGCTGAACGGCTCGGCACCACCTGGGCAGCCCTGGAACGCCTCCTGATCCGGGCGGAGCTCAACCTCGGCAAGCTGCGCCAGACAGCATGAGCCGACAGCGGTACCGCAATCAAGCGGATGAGCAGGAGAAAGGCCCATGAGTAACACGGCGACCGAGGTCATCACCGACGCCCTCACGTCCGCCGCCCCCAACGCCACCGACATCCTCGACGCGCTCGGCAACGCGGGATACCGAGTCATCCGGCCCGAATCCGCGCCGGCCTGGATCCCCGTCACGCCGAGGAGCCTCGCCAAAGCGCAACGCGTCGCAGAGCTGATCAACACCGGCAAGACGCTGCAGCAGATCGCCGCTGAGACGCGGATGTCGCTACGCCAGGTCGAACGGTACAGCGCCGCCGCGCGCGAAATGGGGCTCACCGAGCGGAGGCGTTGATGTCCGCCCACAAGGGGTGGCGGAACAGCGCCGCCTGCCGGGGCCAGAACCTCGCCCTGTTCTTCGGCCCAGGCGAAGGCGAACCCCGCGAGACCCCCAAGCAGAAGGAAGCCCGCATCGAGCGGGCCAAGCAGTTCTGCCGCACCTGCCCCGTCCTGACCGAATGTCTGGACTTCCATCTGCAGGCCAGCGCAGCGCAATACGGCGTCGCCGGAGGCCTCGACGAAGACGAGCGCAGCGCCTACCGGCGCCGCCTGCAGCGCAAAGCAGCACGAGAAAGGAGAACCCCATGCTGACCAAGGCAGCCGAGAGGGCGATGGAAGCGCTCACACAGCGCATCTACGACCGTGACCGCACCGATCCCGAGGAACGGGACAGCACTACGGATTTCGCGTTCGAGTTCATCGTCTGGCTCCGCGCCAACGGATGGGACCACATCCCTCCAGCCGTCAAGCCCGCGCCCCCCGCACCTCCGAGCGGGCTCCACGGTCCAGCCATCGCCCGCCAAGCCCTGGCCCAGATCGGCAGGGGAGACGGCGATGGCCGATGACCTCGACGACGACAAGGCGTTGGTGCCGTTCGACGAGTTCGGCAACCTCCTGCGCGCCGCATGGACCCCGGAAGGCGAGATCGTGTGGCGCGCTCCGGAGCCGTTCACCGCACGACTCCAGCTCGGCCAGTTCGCGCGCGGCCGCGCCGCCGGCTACGTCGTGTGGCTCGACGACGAGAGCCGCATGTTCCCCATGTCCATGACGGAATTCGTCGAGACCGTCCGCACGGTCGGCGTCGAACCCGGCGGCCACGTCGAAGCCGAGTGGATCGCCCACCGCCGCGGCGGCGCGTACGGCATTCAGCTGTACATGTCGCGGCGGGAACGACGTCAGGTGCGGCGCGGCCATGACTGAGCGGGTGCTGGCGCAGCCGTCCGGATGCCGCTGGTGCGGGCTGGCGCAATACGACCACTTCCAGCGGTGGTCCCGAGAAGTCGGCTTCCATCGCTACGCCCCGCCGACGCAAGACCAGATCAAGCAGCGCATGAAGGCGCGCCGGACCATGCAGGGCCAGCGCGCCTCTCACGTGATCATCGACGAGGCCACGAAGTGGCCCGCCCCCGAAAGGACCGACATGCCCGTCACTGAAGCCCCCTACGACGAGCGGGGCAACCTCATGCACTACCCGAAGCGCAACGCCGAGTGGCGACCCAATGAGCCGTTCACCGCCACGCTGCGCATCACCGGGTGGGAGCGCGGCCGGTCGGCAGCACGGTTCTTCCTAGCCGACCAGGACGACCACGAGTTCCCCATGTTCCTCAAGGACCTCTGCACGATGCTCAACGCCACCACCGTCAGCCGGGGCACGGTTACCGGCCGCTGGCACGTGGTGAAGCGAGGCGAGAACTACGGGCTGAGCTACCTCGGGCCGGCCGACGACGATCAGGCGCCGACCACCGGACGGGAGGTGCAGGTCTGATGGCCATCGGAGTGGATCGCGAATCCCTGGCCTGGGCAGCGGGCTTCTTCGACGGTGAGGGCCATGTCCACTACGGAGTGACCCGCCGAACCGAGGGCGGCACGCCGTACCGGCGGATCGGAATTTCCATCGCTCAGTCCGACCGCGAACGTCTCGACAGGTTCGCTGCCGTGATTGGCGTCGGCAAGGTGAACGGCCCCTACAACAGCCGGAACGAGCGAGCCAAGCCGTTCCACCAGTGGGCCGTGAACACCTTCGAGTACGTGCAGCACACGGGCGTCGTCATGTGGACGTGGCTCGGGCCGGCGAAGCGCCAGCAGTTCGATCGCGCACTGACCTCGTGGCTCTCGTACGTGCCAGAGGCAGTGCCCTGCCAGCACGGGGACGACCGTGCGCGATGCCGCGAGTGCCGCTCCGAGGCGACACGGCGCGGTTGGGAGACCCGAAGGAGAAAGGCGTCATGACCAGCGAGCAGGCCGAAGCGCGCACCCTGACCGACTGGCGGGGCAACCCGTACACGGTCGGCACCACCGTCTTCTACCCGCGCATGTCCGACCGGTCGTGCGAGATCCAAGAGGGCGTCGTCATCGACATCTGGGACGCCGTATACGAGTACGGCAAGTGGCGATGGGTCCGGTTCGACCCGGCCAACCCCAAGCACCAGGCCGAAGCCGCCAAGCCGGACGGCCGCATTGTCACCAAGGTCAAGGTCCAGCCGACCGGGCTGGGCTCCCGCAACTTCGGCCGAGCCGACAGCACTCTCGTCCAGGACGAGCAGGGCCGCCTCGTTCACGACGAGCTGGGCAGGCCGGTCTACGAGGTCGGCGAGCTCAAGCCTGCGGTCATCGAGATCATCCAGAACATCACCGTCGCCACCTGCACCCACAGGGACGGCTGATGCTCGACCACTTGACGCCGAGCGAGCGCGCCGTCCTGCTCGTCATGCTCAAACGCAGCCTCGACGACCAGCTCGTCCCGCCCGAAGCCGCCGACCACGTCCGGCAGCACTTCCGGACCCAGCTCGAAACCCTCGTCAGCCTGCGCCCCGCCACCCTGGTCTACACCGGGTGGCGGGGCGCCGCCCGTCACAGAGTCCGAGCCGACCTCGAGTCCACGCTGGCGCGAGCCGGCGGACGCCTCCACGTGATCGTCGGCTACAACCCCGACACCGACGACCCACCCGGCGGCGACCGGTGGACGTACGAATGGGCCAACTACACGCCCGGCGTCACCGTCGAGACGCACCCCGCGCCCTGGCACATCCCCGAGCTGGCCAAATCCGCCGGACCGTACCGCAACGGGTTCATGCTCGGGCTCGCCGCCGGCCGCGGGGGCGCCTTCGAGGTCCTGGCCCACCTGCACCCCGCCAGCAAGGGGGCAGCGGGGACCGCCGCGTACGCCGACCACCTCGGGCTGCGCATCCGGAAGGAGCCCGCCAGATGACCAACAAGTCCGACGTCAAGAAGCTCGTCGAGGCCGAGACGGAACGCCTCGGCTTCACGATGCAGCTCGCCAACGGCAAGTTCCTGATCACCAACCCGGAGAACGGCCGCACCGGCGAGATCCCGCTGCAGGCCATGGGCCGCGGCCTCGACAACTACAAAACCAAGATCCGATCCCTGCTGAACGACCACCCCACGAAACCCTCACCCATGGTCGCCGCCACCGACCCCGCCACTCAGAAAGCCGACACCATGCCCCGTGACACCTGGTGGAGCGTTGACGAACTCGTCGGCGCAGCCCTCGCGAACGGCATCAAGCCGTACGTGTCAGGAGGACTCCTCCACACCCCCGGCCCCGTCGAGTCCAAGTCGTACGCGGACATGCTGCACGCCCGCGAGGCCGAGGTAATCGCCTACCTCACCAAGAACACCACCACCGCCACCACCGAAGGAGACACCACCGTGCCGAAGATCGGCGACACCGCCACCGTCGTCAGGACCAAGCCCCGCGACATCTTCGCCGACGCCGAAGCCCTCTGGGGACTCCTCCGCGACGCGGCCCGCGAGCAGGGAGACGAGCGGCTGACCAACGGCGGTGTCGTCGGCGTGCAATGGCAGGGAGCCCTCTCCCAGATCATCAAGACCGCCTGCCCCGACTGGGACACCATGCACGAGCAGGAAGTCCGGCAGTACCTCAACCGGACCGAGCACACCCGCTGCCACCGGCCCCGCGCCAACCCGCCCGTCTGGTGGATCGCGCTGGATTGGAACGACGGCGGACTCACCATCACCAAGACCACGCCGAAGCCCGATCCCCGCACCGTCGCGGCTGCGGCCGGAGTGAAGACACCCGAGCGGAAGACCAGCGGAAAGACTGCCGCGCTCGCCCCGGCCGTTGGGATCACGCCGCCGGCCACCGCAGGCCCCGCGCTGCGGGCACTCCTCGGATTCGAGCAGGCCATCCAGCGGACCGAGGCCGAGCGGGACCAGGCCATCCGCGAACGCGACGAGGCCCGCACCCAGCGCGACGAGGCCCGCGCCGCCCACGCCGACCTCCTCGTCGAGCTGGACGAGATGAAGGCCGACCGCGACCAGGTGAAGACGGAGCTCGACGCCATCAACGCCGTGTTCGCCCGGTACAACGGAGGTACCGCGTGATCGAACTGTCCGATCGGGACACGGAGGGGCAGGATGCTGTCTCCTTCTGACCTCAAGCCGTGCCAGGGCAGCAAGACCACGATGCCCTGCGGCAAGAAGGTTCGGTGGACTCGCGCAGCGAGCGGTGCCCAGCTCGCTGTGGACCCCGCCCCGCACCCGGACGGCAACACCGCCGTGTGGAGGGACGTCCACAGGGTGCTCCGGTCACGGCGCATCACCGAGGACGAGCCGATCGCCCCGTGGGAGAAGCGGATGATGCCACACGCCGCCACCTGCGCCGGACGACCGCGCGCCCAGACCCCGCCGCCACCGCGGCCCCCGCGCAGACACGCCCCGGCCGGGCGGCTGTATGACCTGCTCGGCGTCGCCAGCACGGCGACCCCGGACGACATCAAGAAGGCGTACCGCAGGCTGGCCCGCCAACTCCACCCCGACGTCAACCCCGACCCGGAGGTGGCCGGGCGGTTCCAGGAAATCGGGGACGCGTATCACGTCCTGTCCGACCCACGCCTGCGGCAGACGTACGACCTGACGGGGCGGCCACCACGAGCCGGATGACAGCTAAAAGCGGTACCGCTATCGTTGCGGGACGCCTCTTCCCTCGGTGGCTCCCTTGGAAAACCAGCACGTAAGGGGCCTGATGGGTTACAAGTTGGCCGACGAGGTGGCGATCAACGCGCCGAAAGCGACCCCGCCGAGGGATCTGCTCGCGCTGATCGCCATCGCCCGGCGGATCAACGACGCGACTCGTACCGGCTGGCTGACCCGTGAGGAGATCGCCCACTGGGCGAGGATCGACGTGCGGTCGGTCAAGGCGATGCGGGAGCGGCTGGTCGAGGCTGGGCTGCTCGTCGTGCTCGAAACCGGGGGCGGCCGCCGGAAGGCGACCGTGTTCTACATCCCTCCGATGCCCGGGTACTTGCCGGGGCAGCCGCCGCGTCCCCTCGATCTGGAGCTCGAAGCGGGACCTTCGGACTTCCCCGTATCGGTGCCGCGCGACCCGAAACGGGGAAGTCCAGACTTCCCCGTTTCTCCTGTGGATGACGCTGTGGACGACCGGGAGGCCGGTGGAAAAGGGGGAAGTCCAGGCTTCCCCGTTTCCGGGACTGAAAGGGGGAAGTCTGGACCGCAAAAGGGGAAGTTTGGAGGCAAAAGGGGGAAGTCTGGACTTCCCCCCAATCCTCTCTCCACTCCTCAACTTCAATCCTCTTCATCTCCGTACGGGGTCGAGGAGGAACCGACCCGACCGGCCGCCGACCACCACCCAGAAGACGACGAAAAGATCAACAAGGAGGACGACAACCCCAACACCCCCAGCCGCGCCGCCAGAGTGATCACCAAACGCATCGGATGCCCCCTGGACGAAGCCGAGCGGATCGCCCAGACGATCGCCCGCGACAACCACGTCCGCAAAGCCCTGCACCTGTACGTCGCAGGCATCCCCGCAGCAGACCTCCGAGGCTGGCGCGAGACCACGCGAAACCAGGAAGCGCAGGAGCAGACCAAGGCCGCGCGGACCACCCGCCCGGCCGGCCGATGCCACATCCACTTCCAGACGCTGCCCTGCATCGGGTGCGCAGCCGACGCCAAGGCCAGGAAGGACCACACGTGATCCACCACCTGGACCAGCACACCCAATGCTGGGACGAGATCCACCACTGGACCGGTGAACAACTCGCCGCGCACATGGCCACACTCGAAGCCCTCACCCGCGTTGGCACACCACACAACCCTGTGACCAGCGCAAATGCCGAAAACAACCACGAGCCGCAGGCCTGAAACCACGCGAAAACAACCCCCAGAGCAGCCAAAACGAGCCGGAAACCCATCAGCACGAGCCGAGCACACCTCCTCGTCGCTGATGGGTTTTCGCATGTCCCTGGAGACGCCTTTGACGCATCTGACGCACCGCAGAAGATGAGACGCATCCTGTGCGTCTCTGAGAGCGACGCTGAGCGACGATCACCGCGTGTCCGGTACATGGAGTGCCCCCTTGGAAGTGAAGCGCTCTGCGTAGATCTGAGAGCGTTCTAGCGATATCAAGATCGCGAAATGCGAGCCGGGGGTGGGCTATGCGTCGCTAGTCGGCGAACCTGGCGAATAGGTGCCAATGCAGACGATCAGCCTCGCTGACGATCAGTCGAACGTGTATTCGATTTGCCTCCAGGCCGCCCCGTTTTGTGACATAATCGTTATAAATCCGCCGGAAAACTGTTACCAAAATCCACCCCCTTAAAGGTCATTATCGCCCTACTCTTTGTCATGTGCAGATACGAACAAGCGAACGGCTCGCGTGGCTCACCGCAGTAGCGGCGCTCGCGTTCCTGGTAGCGAACACGCAGGCAGGAGGGGATGTGGCCACGGCAACGCTGGTAGCGGACGAACCAACCGCAACCGTCACCGTCAGCGGTCCGCCCGGACCGCCCGGACCGCAGGGCCCGCAAGGCGACCCCGGACCGGTCGGACCAAAGGGAGACCAGGGCGACCCCGGAGTCACCGGACCTCCCGGACCGCAGGGCGACCCCGGGCCGATGGGAACCCCCGGACCTTCCGGCCCGCCCGGACCCCAGGGCAACCCCGGCCCAACGGCGACCGTCACCGCCGTACCGGTCCCCGGACCCAAGGGTGACAAGGGCGACACCGGACCCCAGGGCGAGCAGGGCGGCACCGGCCCCAAGGGCGACCCCGGACCGACCGGACCGCAGGGCGACCCCGGCCCCACCGGGAGCGCCGGACCCACCGGACCGACCGGCCCCGCTGGTACCGGTGAGCCCGGACCGACCGGAGCCGCAGGGCCCGCCGGGCGCGACGGAACCGCCGGACCGTCCGGCAAGCCAGGATCGCCCGGACCCAAGGGCGACCAGGGCGACCCCAGCACGGCCGACACAGGCGATCCCGGCAAGCTCAACGCGGCGAACACCGCCACCGGCGACCCCGTAACTGTGTGGTCCGCATGGGCCGCCGCCCTACTGGCAGTCGGAGCCGCAACGCTCGGACTGCTGATCAGATGGCGACGCCGCAAGCGCAGGCATACCAGCGAAACCGCTGCTCAGCCTGCTGAAAGCGGTACCGCTATCGACGGCACGCAGCAGCTCTAACGAACCGCCCGCCCGGACTGTCCGGGCGGGCACCCAACACCACGAAAGGCACCACCAATGAAGATCAGCACCAACCCCGCCGAGATCTACGACGCCATCGAGCGCGTGACCATCGCCCACAAGGCCACGTTCTCCCGGCAGGGCATCTCCCGCCCGACCGGCTTCGCCGTGATCGGTCTCGCCGCAACCGGCCGCCTTGACGAACTGGCCGCCGCCAGCGCTGAGGGCAGCGTGGCCGACCGGATCATGACCGGGGATGAGCTGAAGGACCTTCCCGCCGAGTGCATCGCCACGCGCGGCACCGGCAAGAGCGCGGTCAAGTTCACCACCTATGCCCTGATCGGCATGCACGCAGCCGCTCAGGTTGGGTTCGGTCAGGCGACTCTCACCGAGCTAGGCAAGGTCCCCGGTACCAGCGCCACCAAGGTCCAGAACTTCCTGTCTGAGCTTCCCGAGATGGCCGAGTACCGCAAGGAAATCGAGGCCCGGAAGAAGGCCGCCGCGAAGACCGCCGCCGACACGGCCGCCGTCCGCCTCGTGTGGAAGTTCGCCGAGAAGTTCAAGGCCCCGCACAACGAAGAGACGTACGCGGAGGTCATGGAAGATCGTGGCCTGTCGTTCGACCAGGTCAAGGCGACCATTGCGCTTCTGAAGGCTGACTCCGAGGTCAAGGCCGCCGAGAGCGCCGACGCCTAGCAGCACCGGGCGCGCCCGTGTCGCCACCACGGGCGCGCTCCCCACCCCTCACCAACCAACACCGCAGCGCCGCAGGGAGCCCCCATGTTCACCGTCACCCGAGACCAGGCCGAGAACGCCCGCGACCACGCCATGAACGCGCACCGTAGCGCGACCGATCACCAGGCCACATGCCGGAAGTGCCAGACGGAAGGCGTTCCGTGCGAGCTTGGCGGCATGTTGCAGAGCGGCGCAGTCAAGATCGGCAAGGAAGCTGCGGATGCCCTGGCCGCTTACCTCCCGGTCGGCAGCACCGTGATCTACACCGGGCATGTCGCCCGCTACCGGGACCGCGTGTGGCTGGTCGCCGGGCTCGCCTCACGCGCCCCCTGGTCGGGATACACGCTCGCCACGAACGGCCTTGCCCGGATCACGGCCAGTCTCCCCAGCATCGCACTAAGCAGCGTCGAAGCGCAGCGACGCGAGCACATGCGAGCCGTGAAGCGTGCCGTTGAGCCGTGCGCCGAAGTGCTCGCGCACTACGTCGTGCACCTTGACCCAACCGTGAGCATGAGCGACGCCGGGAAGATCTACTTGTCGTGGACCTCATCGGACTACGCCCGTGCCGAGCGTCGAGCGGTTAACCAGGGCGGCGACGCATCCGGCCAGTACATTGGCGCGGCGCTCTGGCTCTTGCAGACGATCCGGTCTCACGTGCAGCGCAAGGCGTGGCACGAGATTGAGCACGACACAGACCGCGCTCGCAAGCTGCGCGATCACGTGAAGGCGAACGCGTAGCGCGCACCGCGCCGACCAGCGCCGGACCGCATCGCGCGGTTCGGCGCTTTCGCATGCCCCTGGGGGTACCCCGGATCGGGGCCGGCCAGTGCTGCATTCGGCTTGGTGCCTGCGAAAAGAATTTGATCTTGTAGCCTGGTGGGCGTTTTCGTCTCGGGGTCGGGGGTGCCGTGTCTGGTCTTGCTTCTGGGGTGTCGATGGTTCGGGGCGCGTGTATGGGCCCGTGTAATGGGCGTCAGCGTCGGGCGTGGGCTGCTTTCGAGCGGGCGCGCGATGAGCATGCGGACCTGGTGGACGAGTGGGTGAGGAAGGGCGAGGCCGGTGAGCCGCCTGCCGAGCCGGAGGTTCCGGAGTTGCGTTGGCGGCCGGGGGCTCCGCTGGTGTGCGGTCGGTGTACGGCGTCGGTTCGGGCAGCGCTGTTGGAGGTGGATGGGTTCGCTGCGCAGCTCGCTCGGGAGGCGGATGGGTTCCGGCCGCCGTCGAAGTGGTCGAGGGTGTCGGGGTCGAGGCCGAAGCCTGCGGTGTCGCCGGTGGGGGAACTGCTGGAGAAGCTGACGGGCGGGCTGCTCGACTTCGAGGATCGGGCGCGGGTGTGGCTGCGGGCGGGGCCGCGTCCGAGCGGGGTCCGGTCGGCGGTTGCTCGGTCGCGGGCGGTGGGTTGGCTGTCGGAGTCGGGTCGGCTGGAGAGCGTCCTCGTTCGTGAGGACCTGGTGGGCCTGGTGGACTTCGTCTTGTCGTGGCGGCTGGTGCTCGAACGGATGGTGGGGGATGAGCCGCCTGCGTGGACGCCGGCGCGGTGCCGGTGTGGCGAGCGGTCGTTCCGCTGGGACGTGAAGGCAGGCTTCTACGTGTGCGCGTCGTGTGGGACGCACGTTTCGGAGCGGGAGGTGTCGGGGCGGGTTGAGGAGGAGGCAGGTAGCGGGAGTGTGCGTGTTGGCGGTGCGCGCTGAACCTCGGGGGCTAGTGTTGTCCATGTCCTTTGAGGACCAGGTTGGAAGAGGGCTCCCTGTTGCAGCGGGGGGCCCTCGCAATCCTCGCTGATTGCGGTTCCGCTGTCGGCTTGCGCCTGGTGATGCGGCTGTGTAACACTTCCAAGCGACGGAGAGACTTGTGCCCTCGGACCGATCATGGTTCGGGGGCTTTCCGCTGTTCGGGGGGTGTTGGTGTCCCCTGCGACGGCGAAGACCGCTGCTGTCCGGCTGGGCCGGGAGGCGGTGACGATCCGGCAGTGGGCGCGCAGGTATGGCGTCCGGGTGCTGGGCCGGGTTGGCCGCGAGGTCGTGTACGACTTCGCCGACTTGGCGACGATCGAGGGCTGCATCTGGCGGGGCGACGAAGTGCCCGAGACGCCGGAGGGCCGGGATGCGTTGCGGGTTCGGCTGGCGGCGGCTGCGTGAGAGCAATCAGACAGGGGTGGCTGTGATGGTTCGGAAGTATCAGCGGGTGTCCGGTGCCGAGCGCGAGACGCTGAAGGCGGAGCTGAAGCGCCGGTACCTGGACGGGGAGTCGATCCGGGGGCTGTCGCTCTCGACGGGCCGCTCGTACGGGTTCGTTCACCGGCTGCTGGAGGAGGCGGGGGCGCCGCTGCGGCCGCGGGGCGGTAAGCAGAGGCTGGCCCGCGCGCTTGCGGCGGTCAGCGAGTGATCTAGCTAATCGGGGCAGTCGGCCGCCCTTACCGAAAGTCCCGGAAGAAGTACCAACTGGCCGCAGCAATGCACAGCCCGAAGAGGGCGATCGGCCCCCACAGCATGAATTGCAGCTCGACGACCCCCAACGTCCGGCTGAAGAAGGTAACCGGGTTGACCCAAAGACCCAGCGTGGCAGCAGGGATGGCGAGCACGAGCTTTACTGCCCGGGTGCGTCTCGACTTGGGCAGAGGGCGTACCCATCTCAGCTCCGAGACCACTTTCCCGCCGGACAGCCAGCCCAACACCGCATACAACAGGGCAGACCACCAGAGTGCATGCTGCAGTTGCAGTTCGGCCGTGGCCGCTCCCAACCCGATGACCGCCCCTAGGTGGAGGACGCCGAACTGCCAGGTGCTCATTCCTGCAGCGCCACGCCAACTCCGGGTATGCCCAAACCAAAAGACCATGCGCCTATCTTCGTGGCTCCTGGCGGGACGGGTCCCGGCTTCGGTGAGATCGCATTACGGTCTGACGGTGCGGCCAAGATCGCTGAGATGGGAACATAATTCACGTTATGTTCCGCTCTGCGTGGTACCGTCACGAGTGATCCACATCCCTCGTGAAAGGTGCTCTCATGAGCAACCCCAGCAGTGACCGGCTCCACCCGGCCGCCGCGTTCGACACCCTGATCGCTCGTGTCCGGTTCCGCTGGCCCGACGCGACCGGCGAAGGAGTCGCCGCCGCCCTGCAGTCCCGCGACCCGCTCCTCCCCGAGCTGTACGCGCACGCTCGTCCCGAGCTGGAAGCGCTCGCCGTCGGCAACCCAACTCTGCGGGCGCTCCTCGACGAACTCTCGCATGGCGGTACTCGGTGAGCATCGACTACTCCGACCTCTTCCGCCAGGACGAGCCCGAGCACGCCCGCCGCGAGCACACCTCCGAGCGGCTGAGCGACATCATCGCCCAGTACGAGGGCATCGACCTGCGCTCGGCGTCCATCACCGCGGCTGTCCTCAGCGCGGTGATCCGCCAGGCCCGCGAGCATCCCGAGTACACGGCGGACGACCTCGACGCGATCCTGTCGCTGGTATGCGCCAAGCTGTCGATCCGCGCGAGCGTCGAAGAGGCGTGCGAGCACTTCGGCGGTGAGGGATGACCGGCGAGCTGGTCCAGGCGCCGCGCGGCGACCTCGCGCTCCCGCTCGACCTCCCGCCGATCATCCTCGACCTGACCCGGGCGTGGCTGTGGTCGTATGACTCGCCGCACACCCGCGAAGCGTACGAGCGGAACATCCGGCGCTGGTTCCAGTTCTGCGCGGAGACCGGCCTCGACCCGCTGGAGGCACGCAAGCCGCACGGCGACGTGTTCTCCCGCTGGTACCAGGAGACGGCCCGCCGGCCGCCAAAGCCGAAGACGGTCGCTCAGGTGCTGTCGTCGGTGTCGTCCTGGTACGAGTACCTGCACGAGACCGAAGCCCTCGACGCCAACCGGTTCAAGAAGACGCGGCGGCCGAAGATCCCGCGCAAGCACTCCGAGACGGTCGCGCTCACCAAGGGAGAGGCGCAGGATTTCCTCCGGGCGGCCGACGCCGACCACGGCCGGGAACGGCTGCGCACCGCGGCGCTGATCCGGCTGCTGCTGCAGACCGGGATCCGCATCTCCGAGGCAATCAACGCGCAGATCGACGACCTCGGGTTCGCCCGCGGGTACCGGACGCTGCGCATCACGGTGAAGGGCGGCGACACGATCACCCGACGTCTGCCGGTGGAGACGACGCACACGCTGGACATCTACCTCGCTGAGCGGGCGCGCCGCGAAGGGATCGAGCTGCAGGACCTGACGGGTCCGCTGTTCGCGACCTCGACCGGCCAGAGCTGGAGCAGGTCGAAGGCGTTCGAGCTGGTGCGGCGCATCGCCATGCAGGCGGGCATCACGTCGAAGGTGGGGCCGCACTCGTGCAGGCACACCTATGCGTCGCTGGCGCAGGAGGCCGGCGTGGCGATGCGGCAGATCCAGCTCGACCTCAACCACGCCGACGTGTCCACGACGGAGATATATCTGCACAGCCGGGATCGGCTGGAGAAGGACGCCTCTCAGGTGGTGGCGTCGCTACTGGAGTAGGAGGGTCACGTGCCCAGGTCGAGAACGAGCGCACTGGACAAGACGGCGTGGCTGCACCACTGCGGCGCGGTCAACCTGGGCACGTGGACCGACCGTGCGCTGTGCGGCGGCTGCCGGTACTCGGTGGGGCACGCCGAGGACGTGGAACAGTACCGGCTGACGCGCGTCTGGTGATGGGTCCGTTACGACCGCCAACTGTAGGACTCCAGGCCGGTCTTCCACGTGCCCGGCGCGAGGGTGGCGTCCAGCGCGCCGCATTGGGTGTCCCGGTAGAAAGCCCACGGCCTGTTGGTGTTGTTGTAGATCGTGCGGGCTGGCTGGGTGGGAGTGACGTCGCACCAGTCGGAGACGGGCTGGTAGAAGAACACCTCTCCCTGGAAGCCGTCTCCGGTCCAGAAGCAGACGTAGCCCTGAGCGCATCGATGGCTGGGCACTGCAGCGGCGGCGGGCTGCGCGACTCCCGCAGCAAAGGTGAGGGCTGCGGCGCTGGTCAGGCTGGCCAGAACGCGGCGAGTAAGGGACATGATGACCTCCATGGGTCCTCGGGAAGGCGTACTGCCTCGGATGGCGGAGGAGGATGGGGCCCGATCGCCGGATGGCTGACAGCTCCTCCGGTGGCGGGGGTTGTGATGCCGAGATGGCAAGCGATCAAGGGGTGGGCTGTTCGTCCAGGGGTACATTGGGGCAGCCGCGGGCGATTGCCTCCAGGGTCTCCTTCTCCCGGTCGTCCACAGTGAGCTGCCAGCGGCGTTTGATCGCGGTCCATTCGGCCACGTACCGGCAGCGCACCGGCTCGTCCGGGGGTAGCCACTCGGCGGGGTCCCGGTCGGCCTTCTGCCGGTTGCTGCGCTGGGTGACGGCCACCAGGTGGTGTTCGGCGTTTAGGTCATTGGCGTAGGCGACGCGCCGTTCGACGGTCCACGCCGAGGCGCCGGAGTCCCAGGCTTCGGCCAGCGGGACGACGTGGTCGATGTCGAGTTTGTCGGCGCTGTCCACGGTGATGCCGTCGTAGTAGGAGCGCCAGATGCCGCCGGTGAGCGTGCATTTCTGGCCGATCTCGGGTGCGGTGACGGCCTCGGCGATGAGGACCTCGCGGCGGGTATCGCAGCCATCGTGATCGAGGTCGATCCATAGGCGCGCCGATGGGGTCTTGTGGAAGCTGGTGCGTTTGTAGCCGTCGCGGCTCTCGGTTGCTGCTGGCAGTTCAGTGACCGCGTCCCACAGGAGCAGGGGTGGCGGTGCCTGTTCGGCGGCTGGCTTGGCGAGGGCGGGAGACGTGTAGACGGGCGTGGAAGTTATCGCGCTCATGATTGCGGCGGTGATGAGAAGTGAGGGCCGACGCAGGAAACCCATGATCCTCCGGCTAGCAGCGAAGTGTATTCAAATGACTCCACTACGTAATCATGTCTGGTAGAAGGCGCGTTACCGCCTGTGAGGTAACAGAACACTGTCCTGGCCCGCTGCTTCCGGCGGGGACCGGGTTTCCCCCTCTCACCCCTCGGAGGTCACTGGCGTGCGCTGGCACAGCGTCAACTACAAGGCAGAGGACGACAGCCAATCACTCGTCGATCGCGGGTGGTGGCTGTCGGACCTGCCCCGCCTCATGCTCATCTGCCGCCTGCGCGGCCACCGGCCGGTCGTGGACGGCTATGGCCCGTGCGAGCCCGGCCTGCACGCGGCCCGCTGGATCGTCTGCGACCGGTGCGGAGTCCGGCCCAGCCCGCAAGGGTCGCTCGACCCCGCGAAGTACCAGGTGGGCGACCCGTACAGCGGGCCGTGGATCCCGCTCACACGGGTACTGGCGGCCGACGCGTGGATGGCGATGCTCGGACTACGCACCGCGCCCGTCCACGATGCCGACAAGGGCAAGCCCGGCCCGTATCCGGAAAGCCCGCGGGGCGCCATCGGTGGACAGGTCGTCGTCGGCAGTCGAGCTCTTCCCGGCTTCTCGATCGGGTTCGAGGTCGGCAACGCAGGCAGCGATCACATGCTGGACGCACACCTGCGGCTCGGCCGACTGCTGGCCATCTACGTGCACACCGAGGGATACGGCAGGTGGGTGCAGCGCCGACTCAACCCGACCGGATATGAGTCGCGCGAGGTCCGCCTGGCCATCGGCGAGTGGCAGTACCGGTGGGCTCTCTGGGGCCGCAGCGGATACTGGGACAGCGCCGCCCCGTGGTGGCAGCAGGGTTACGCCAGCTTCGACCTGATGGAGCGCCTGTTTGGGCCCAAGCGGTACAGCTACGAGCCGGTCGGCGACGAGCAGGTGGGCGTCGTGCGGATGCCCGAGGGCGATCAACACGAGGTGCGTCTGCAGCTTCAGCGGGAACGACTCGGCCGGCCGCGGCTGCGGTGGCGCGACCGCCTGTCCTGGTCGGTGCAGTGGACGGCCACCCCCGGCATCCCGTACCGGGAGGGCCGCTCGATCGACTCGTGGTCCGTCGAGGTCGATGACGAGGTGGTTGAGAAGGGCACGTGGCAGGTCGCCGCGCTGATCGCGCTTGGCGCGAAGATGTCGCAGATGCGGACCCGGAACGGCTACCGGCCTCGGGCCGAGGAAGGCGGGTGAGCGCGTCCATGCCCGCCATCGTTTCCCAGACCTACCGCATGGTGCCGGTCGCCGATCTCGAACCGCACCCGGACAACCCGCACCAGGGCGACGTGGACGTGATCGCCAAGTCGATCGAGAAGAACGGCTTCTACGGCACGATCCTGGTCCAGAAGTCCCGGATGCGGATCATCGCCGGTGAGCACCGCTGGCGGGGCGCGAAGGCCAAGGGTCTGGGCCAGGTGCCCGCGCTGATCCTCGACGTGGACGACGCCGCCGCGCTGCGCATCCTCCTCGCCGACAACCGCACCGCCGAGATCGGCGGGTACGACGACCAGGCCCTTGCCGAGCTGCTGCGCAGCCTCGACGACCTCGACGGCACCGGCTGGACGGAGCAGGATCTCGACGACCTGGCCGACGCCATCGCCGCCGACAACGCGGTGGCGCTTTCCCCCGACCGCGCTCCGGCTCCGGGCGGTGGCCGCGCCGACCAGGCTGGCACCGACGACGAGGAGGAGTTGCCCGAACCGGGCGACGCCGAGACCCATACGCGGCCCGTCGTCTGGGGCGTGGTGGTCACCTGCGACAGCGAAGCGCAGCAGGTGCAGCTCCTCAACCAGCTCGCCGGTCAGGGCTGGAGCGCCCGCGCCCTGATGTAACCCCGCCGCCCGCTACCCCTTGGAAGGTCGTGCTGTGCGAGCCGAGATCACCGTGTCGGCACCGGTCCACCGGACCGCCCGCGTCCTCCAGATCCAGGGCCTGTTCGACGTGCCCGTGGAGGAGCGGCTGAGCAATTCCTGGGCGATGGACCTGCCGATCGAGGAACGGCCGTGGAGCGTCGGCCTGATCGTCGGCCCCTCGGGAGCCGGGAAGACCAGTATCGCGCGGCATCTGTGGCCCGACCACATCGTCAGCCCGCACACCTGGTCCGATGACCGGTCGCTGGTGGACGACTTCCCGGCGGACATGTCCATCAAGGACATCGTGGCGCTCCTCGGCGCGGTCGGCCTGTCCTCCCCGCCGGCGTGGCTCCGGCCGTACCGGACCCTGTCCAACGGGGAAGCGTTCCGGGCAACGATCGCTCGGGCCCTGGCCGAGTCGGGAGAACTGGTCGTCATCGACGAGTTCACGAGCGTCGTGGACCGCCAGGTCGCGCGGGTCGCTAGCCACACGATCCAGAAGACCGTACGGCGCAGCGACCGCCAGTTCGTTGCGGTGACATGCCATTACGACGTGCTGGAGTGGCTGCAGCCGGATTGGGTGCTGGACGTCTCGACGGGCTCGTTCGAGTGGAGGTCGGTTCAACCCCGGCCCGTGCTCCGGCTCGAAATCCGGCCGGTCGATGGGCAGCTCTGGCCCGTCTTCGCACGCCATCACTATCTGAGCACGGAGCTTCACCGCTCCAGCAAGAAGTTCGCCGGGTTCATCGACGGCGAGCCGGTCGCGTTCCTGGCTTACCGCCACTTCCAGCACCCCGCGACGCGGAACCTGAAGATGGAGCACCGGTTGGTGGTCTTGCCGGACTATCAGGGGCTCGGTATCGGCGTCCGATTCTCCGAGTGGATGGGGCAGCGGCTGTACGAGCAGGGATTCCGCTACCGATCGGTGTCCAGCCATCCGGCGCTGATCGCCTACCGGAGCGGATCGCCGCGGTGGCGGATGATCCAGGGCCAGAAGAAGCTCGGCACCCGCTCCAAGCACCAGTGGATGCACGCGCAGACGCTCGACCCGCGCCGTCTCGGCGTCGTGTCGTTCGAGTACGTGGCGCCGCGCTAGGCCGCGAAAGCCTTCGTCCAACCGGCCGGAGCCGGCCGTAGCCCGAGCGCGCCGACAGCGGCCATCGGCGTGACCGCTGGTCGCGCGTCAGTGACCAGCCAGTGATTCTCTCCCGGGCGGGCCCATGGCGAGGTGCTGTCCTGGCGGATCTCGACGAGGTTCACCGACCCGACGATCGCGCCGCGCAGCAGCGGCCCGTCGAGGGCGACGCCCAGCTCCTCCATCAGCTCGAAGCCTTCCGCGTCGGTCTTGAGGCCCGCATGGATCAGGAGCCTGCCCCGATACGGCGTGACCCAGCTCCGGTTCTCCACGTCCTTGATGCCCGTGACGAGCAACGCCGCCCATGGCTGCCGGACGGTCAGCATCCGCATCCGCACCCGAGAAGCGTAGTAGATCAGGAGCTGCCCTCATGGTCGTCAGCAAGGCCCGTCAGGTCGAGATCTCCCAGCGGCGCTACCAGGCCGTGCAGATGCGGATCGCTGGGGTGTCTCCCACGGTCATCGCTGATCGGCTGGGCTACTCGGGCGCGGCCTCGGTGTCGAAGGACATCGACCGGGCGCTGCAGAAGGCGGCCAAGCAGGAGCAGATGGCCAGCGAGCAGCTTCTCAAGCTGGAGATCGACCGGCTCGACCGCATCATGGCGTCGCTGTGGCCGAAGGTAGTCAAGGGCGAGGTTCAGGCCTGCGAGACGGCGCTGAAGTGCATCAACCGGCGATCGACTCTGCTGGGCCTGGACCTGATCAACCGCAACGGCATCGCGGATGGCGACATGGCGTCGCTGCTGGGCAACCTGCTGATCCAGATCCAGCAGAAGCACGCCATCCCCGACCCCGACACGGACAGCATCGTCGAGGCCGAGGTGATCGGCGAGATCGAGTCGGGGGACGGCCTGTGAGCACGCCGGCGCCGACGCCGCTGAACCTTTCCCCTAAGCAGTTGAGGTCGATCGGCGAGTCCACGGCGCGCTTGAACATCTGGAGCGGGGCGATCCGGTCGGGCAAGACGATCGCCTCGCTGCTGCGGTGGGTTATGTACGTCGCCAACGCGCCGCGCGGGGGCTCGTTGGTGATCGTGGGCAAGACGAGCGACACCATCGCCCGTAACGTCTTTGACGTGCTGCAGGACCCGGCGATCACCGGCCCGATCGCGCGGCGGATCATCTACACCCGGGGTGCTCCCACGGCGAACATCCTCGGGCGGCGTATCGAGATCATCTCGTCGAACGACGCCCGGTCGGAGAACCGGCTGCGGGGTATGACCTGCGCTGGGGCGTACGTCGATGAGATCACGCTGATCGAGCGGGAGTTCTGGGACCAGCTCTTGGCCCGGCTCAGCGTCACGGGCGCCAAACTCTTTGGGACGACAAATCCCGATGCTCCGAACCACTGGTTGAAGCGGCAGTTTCTCGACCGGAAGTATGAGCTTGACCTGCGGCATTGGCACTTCCGGTTGGACGACAACACGGCGTTGGATCCGGCGTACGTCAAGGCGCTCAAGGCCGAGTACACCGGGCTTTGGTACAAGCGGTTCATTGAGGGCCGCTGGGTCATGGCCGAGGGCGCGATCTACGACATGTTCGACCCGGACCGGCACGTCGTCGCCGAGTTGCCGCCCATGGAGCGGTGGCTGGCCTTGGGCGTTGACTATGGCACCGTCAATCCGTTCGACGCCATCCTCATCGGCGTGTCCACCCCCGACGACCAGGGGCAGCGGCGCATCTACCTCGCCAGCGAGTTCCGCTGGGACTCCCGCGCCGAGCGGAAGCAACTCACCGACGCCGAGTACAGCCAGAAGCTCGGCGCGTGGCTGGACAACATCCCCGACACCTATGGCCCTGGCACCCGCGGGGTACGGCCGCAGTGGGTGGTGGTGGACCCGTCCGCCGCGTCGTTCATCACGCAGCTCCAGCGCGACGGCTTCACCCCGACGATGGGGGACAACTCCGTCAACGACGGTATCCGCACCGTGTCCAACCTGCTCGGCGCTGACCACCTGCGGGTGCATAGCTCGGTGTCGGGGTTCCTCGACGAGGTCGGCTCGTACGCGTGGGACGACAAGAAGGCTGAGAAGGGCGATGACGTCCCGGTGAAATTGGACGATCACGCGCTGGACGCTGCCAGGTATGGCCTGCACACCACGCAAGCGGCCTGGCTGCCGCTGCTGCAGCCGGTCTACTGACCTCATGATCGTGCACCCCCGTTCTGTGGCGGGCTGAGGGGTGCGCTGCTCCGCACGTCCACCCGCGTGCGTCGAGCACCAGGTGCGGTCCCGGCCCTGTAGTTGAGGGGCTACCAGGCCGGGGCCGCGCCTACGCCACGCTGTGCATTTCACAACGTCAGGGCCATCCGCGGCGGGTGGCCCTTCTGCATGTCCGGGAGGGCACTATGCGGGAGACCGCGCGACTGACCGAGGGAAGCCACCTGGCGGCCGGTGTGGGCCGCCGCGACACCGCGCGGTGGCGCTGCACCTGGCGCCTGGAGAAGTTCCACGGTGACGACACCGGCCCGCACGCCGTCCCGTTCGAGGTGATCGAGCGTGAGGGCAACGCCCTGATGTACGGCGGGGTGTCCGCGCTGTGGCACCGCCTCACCGGCGGCACTGCCGTGACCGCGTTCGACGCGACCAACGCGAGGGTCGGCGTCGGCGACGGCACCGCCGCGGTGGATCCGCTGCAGACCGACCTTCAGGGGACCAACAAGGTCCGCAAGGGCATGGACGCCGGATACCCGCAGCACACCGACAGCACCGGCGCCGCCGCCAACACAGTCACCTTCAGGGCGACGTTCTCGACCAGCGAGGCCAACTTCGCCTGGGCCGAATGGGCGATCTTCAACGGCGCGTCCGGCGGGCGGATGCTCAACCGCAAGGTAGAGGGCCTTGGCACCAAGACCAGCGCCGCGAGCTGGGTGTTCACGGTGCAGCTTTCCCTGACCTGAGCCACGCGACTGCCTGACGGGGAGGGGACGCGGTGGCGACCATCCTGGAGGACTTCGAGGACGCAACCCTCAACCTCACCATCACCGGAGACTGGGCGAGGACTCAGGACTCGGCGGCTTCGGGCTCTTGGTCGCTGAAGAGTCTCGACATCGACCATCTCGGCACCACGGAGGCCAAGGTTGCCGTCCCAGCCCAGGCGACGAGTCTCACCTTCTATTACCGAGTCTCCACTGAGCCTGATTGGGACGACTTCTACGTCCTGATCGACGGGGTTCAGGCGTTCGAGCCCCTGTCGGGCAACATCCCGTGGGCCCAGGCCACGATCAACGTGACCGGCGCGTCCGAGGTGGTCTTCCAGTTCACCAAGGACGACTCGGTCAACGACCCACTTGGCTTCGACGCGGTCTGGATCGACAACCTGTCGTTCACCGTCCCCGACACGGGCACGCCCAAGAGTTCCACCGACAGCGCAGCGCTCGCCGAGGCGGCCAGCGTCGCCCACGTGCCAGAGGTGGCCAAGACCAACAGCGACAGCGGGCGTCTGGTCGAGGCGCGTTGGACGGGCGAGCCGCAGGCGGCGGGCACACCACCGTCAGTCCGCTCGACATCAACGGGGACGTCCGGCTCGTCGAGCTACAACGTCACCGCTCCCGCCGGTGTGGTCGCGAATGATGTGCTGCTTGCGGTCCAGGCGGCGGATCGCGGGACCACCACGAACATGACGACCCCGAGCGGGGGTAGCGCCTGGCAACCGCTGGATGCGCTGGACGGCACCAGTGGGCTGGGCGTCATCCAGGCGGTCCGGGTGTGGTGGAAGCGTGCCGGGTCGTCCGAACCGACCTCGTTTGTGTTCGCGCAGGGTAGCGGCTCGGACGGCGCCTGCTTGATCGTGGCCATCAAGGACGCGTCGCTGACGGCGGTCCCGAAGATCATGCGCTCGACAGACGGTACCGGCCTGAACGTCACGACACCAGGGATAACCCCGGACTCGGGAAGCGACCTGGAGGTCCGGCTGGTCGCGGCCTACGCGCTCGGCGCCACCATGACCTTCATCTCACCGGCCGGGCTCACCCCGTTGACGAGGGTCCAGTCGCGCACCTACACCGTTCTGGCAGCGGCGGCGCGTGCTCTGCAGTCCAACGCGGCTACCGCCTCGGCCAACTTCGTGGCTTCGGTTGATGAGGTGGAGTGGCGGGCCGGCTACACCTTAGCCATCGCCCCGGCTGTCACTGGGCCTCCGCAGGAGACCAAGTCGGCATCCGACACGGGGGCCGTGGTGGAGGCGTCTGCGGTCACCGTCCTGCCGGACGGAATCCCGAAGGCGGCCAGCGACACCGGAACCCTGAGCGCAACGGCCGCGGCCACGGCCGACATCTCCTCGTTGGACGCGGCGGCGCTGGCGGAAGCTGCGGTCATCGCCAGCGAGCAGCCCAGCGCCGATCAAGCGTCGTTGATCGAGACGTCGATGCTGACGGTCGGCTGGTCGGGTGCTGACCAAGCGGTCTTCGCCGAAACCGCCCAGGTGGGCGTCCAGGTGACCACCGGCGACAGCGGCACACTGGCCGAATCGGTGGCCATCGCCGAAACGATCGGCCCGATCTCCAGCGACCACGCGCTGCTGAGCGAATTCGCGGCGCTGGCGGTGGCGACGGCGACCGGAGACCTCGGCGCGCTGACAGAAGTCGCCGAGGTGGCCGTCCTCAAGCAGGCCAGCGACTCCGCCCAGATCGTCGAGTTGGTCGCGCTGAGCCTGGCGTCGGCCGACAGCGCAACGCTCGTCGAGACGGTCCAGGGCGAGGCCGCGATCACGGCTGGCGACATCGCCTTCATCGACGACCAGGCCGTAATCGAGGCTCCCCGGTCCGCGACGGACGCGGCGGTCCTGGTCGAGACGGCCACCGTGACAAGCCTGGGCCGGGACGTCACCGGGCTTGGCCCGATCTACCGCCGCTGGTCGGCGGGTTCCCCATACCGCAGGTACTCCGCTGGTGAACCGCGCCGCGACTGGGGCGCAGGCTCACCGCGAACGTAGGGAGGACTACCCCATGGAACCGATTTTCTCCCTTAGCCGGGAGTTCCTGTACATCCCCGTCAAGGGCCCGTCCGGTGGTGAAGGCGTGCAAGTCGCTTTCACAAACGAGGACGGCGAGCCGATCGAGACGGACTGGCACGCCGCAACGTGGGACAACCACAGCGCCGCCGGGGCTGACGCGAAGATCCTCGTTGGCCCTGGCGGTGACGGCGCGGTGGCGCTGGCCGAAGGCACCTACCGGGCGTGGGTCCGGGTGTCCGCTCTCGTCGAGAAGCCCGTCCTTCCCGGCGGGCTTGTCCCTGTCATCTGAGGAGACTTCATGCTTCGCATCCCAGCCACCGGCGATATCGTCCGTTATCGCGGTCGGCAGGGCCTGCACGCCGTGCGCGCCGCGATCGTTACGGCGGACACGACGACGCTCGACCCCGAGGGCGTCAAGATCGGCGCAGTGCCCCCGCTGGACGACGAGTCGCACGTCCACCTGTGGGTGTTCACGCCTGGCCAGCTCGGCGGGTTCCACGAGTACAACGTCGCGCTCGGCGCAGAGCCCGGCACGTGGCACTGGCCGGTGAAGGCCGGATGACCCAACAGGCGATCACCTGGCGACAAGCCGCCGCTCACGCCGCTGCCGTCCTGGAGCGCGCCGACTGCGAGCCCAACCCGGACATGGTCGAGGTCAAGGTCTCCATAGCCGACGGCTGGACGCAACTGGCCGTCGCCCTGTCGGAGATCGAGAAGACATGAGGAGGGTGGCCGATGCCGCTTCCCGAGCGTAATCAGGAGTGGCCGCCGCCAGCGATCCGACAGGAGATGCGGCTCTACGACACTCACGGCGCTTGGTACGGCGGTGACCCGGACAAGCTGGCGCAGGTGTATGAAGGCAACCGGGCAGCGCCGATGGTGGGGATGGACCCGAAGGGCTGGGACCGGCCAATCGGTCGCCTCGGCGGCTACCTCGGGCGGGCGGTCCGCTACTTCTGGGGGACGCCCACCCCGGCGGCGCAGTCGCGGGCGACGAAGCTTCACATCCCGCTGGCCGCCGACATCGCCGCCACCAGCGCCGACCTGCTGTTCAGCGAGCCCCCGACGCTGAAGCTGAAGGGCAAGAAGGGGCAGCAGCGGCTCGACTCGGTGCTGCACGAGGCCGGCGTGTACGGCAGCCTGCTGGAGGCCGCCGAGTTGGCCGCCGCGTACGGGGGCGTCTACCTGCGGGTGGGCTGGGACACGACGATGGCTGACCATCCGGTCGTGGACGCGCTGCCGCCGGACGCCGCTGTGCCCGAGTTCCACAACGGTCGGCTCAAGGCGGTGACGTTCTGGCGGGTCGTGTACGAGGACGACCGGTCGGGCGAGGTGTGGCGGCACCTGGAGAAGCACGAACAGGGCCGCATCTTCCACGGCCTGTACTTGGGCGACGAGGATCATCTGGGCCGACAGATGCCGCTGGAGGATCACCCGGCGACCGCCGAGTTTGCCGAGCTGGTGGACGAGGACGGCGGGTTCGACAGCGGGTTCGAGCGTGGCCTGCTGGTCGAGTACATCCCGAACATGAGGCCGCACCGTTCGATCCGGGGCACGGCGATCGGCCGCTCGGACTATGCGGGCGTCGAACCGCTGCTCGATGCGTTGGATGAGACGTGGACGAGTTGGATGCGGGACCTGCGGCTCGGCAAGGCGCGAATCATCGTCCCGGAGATCTACTTGACGACGGCCGGGCGCGGGCAGGCAGCGTCGTGGGATCCGGACCGGGAGATCTACAGCCCGCTGGGCGGCATGCTGCCGTCGCCGCAGAACCCCGGCGGCATGATTACGCTCAGCCAGTTCAAGATCCGCGTGCAGGAGCATGCGGACACGTCGAAGAACCTGGTGGAGCAGATCGTTCGCGGCGCCGGGTATGCGCTGCAGTCGTTCGCAGAGGGGAGCGGTGGCCAGGCCAAGACGGCGACCGAGATCCACATGGAGAAGCACCGGTCCTACTCGACACGTGGCCGGAAGATCGGTTACTGGACACCGCGGCTCGCGTGGCTGTCGGAGGCGATGCTGGCCGTCGATCACGCCGTGTTCGGGACGAAGGTCGTGGCCGAGCGGGCGACCGTGGAGTGGCCGGACGGTGTCATGCCGGACCCGGAGTCGATGGGCCGCACCCTGGACATGCTGAACCGGGCGCAAGCCGTGTCCCTGGACACGAAGGTCCGGTGGGTGCATCCCGACTGGGACGACGTGCAGATCCAGGCCGAGAAGGAGCGGCTTCGCGATGAGCTTGGGCTCAACGTGCCGGACCCGGCCACGCTGGGCGAGACGTGGATCCCTGACGCGACCGGCGAGGACTGATGTCGATCACTCCAGCCGCCGCTATCGAGGAGGGCCTGGAGCAAGCGCGGAAGGTTGCCGCCATGTACGCCGACGCGGAGATGGCGCTGCTGGAACGCATCGCGGCGCGAGTCGGCAAGGACCTCGACAACGACGACGGCGACGACTGGGCGGACAAGCGGCTCGCCGAGGTGACCCAGCTCCGCAAGGAAGCCGAAGCGATCGTCCGCCGTCTGCAGGCCGCTTCGAGGGCAGCCGCACAGGCCGCGGTGCTGGACACGTGGGCCGCAGGCATGGATGCCGCGGTGCGCGGTGCCGTGCTGCAGGTCCATGACCGGAAGGTGCGGAAGCGGCTGGCCAAGGTGCTGGAGGACGCGAAGAACCTTGGCGCGAGCCGGGGCATCAACGCCGGCCAGGGCGTTGCGGAGTTGGCCGCGCAGACCGTCCGCATGGTCACGTCGGTGCATGAGGGCGCGCTGCGTGCGGTGGACGACCTCTACCGCAACGTCATCGCTGAGGCGGCCAGCCGAGCGTTGATCGGCGCGGAGACTCGGCGGGAGGCGGCGCAGCGGGCACTCGACCGGTTCACGGCCGAAGGCATCAAGGGCTTCACCGACTTGTCCAACCCGCCCAGGACATGGAGCATGGCCAGCTACGCCGAGATGGCCATGCGGACGGCGACCGCGCGGGCGGCGGTGGACGGGCATCTGGCGACGCTGCGCGAGGCCGGGATCAACCTGGTGAGCGTGTCGCGGCTGCCGTACACGTGCGACCGGTGCGCCCGCTGGGAGGGCGAGGTGCTGGCCCTGTCCGGGGCGGCCGGGATGCGCGTGGAGGAGAACCCGGCGACGGGCGTGCAGGTGTTCGTCCATGTCGCTGGGACGGTCGCGGAAGCGCGGCTGGCGGGTCTGCTGCACCCGAACTGTGGGCACAGCCTGAACGCCTACCTCCCTGGTGTGTCGAGGCCAGCGCCTGTCGTGCAGTCGAAGGCCAACTACAGGGAGTCGCAGCGGCAGCGCTACCTGGAGCGGAAGGTCCGGGAGACCAAGCGGCGCGCGGCGGTTGCGCTCGACGACGATGCCCGCGCGAAAGCGGACGCCAAGACGGCCGACTATCAGCGGCAGCTCAAGGAACTGGCGAAGGCAACAGGGCTGCGGCGCAAGACCGGGCGGGAGAAGGACAACGCGCCGCCCGCAGACCTGGATGAGCTGACCGACAAGCAGCTCACTGACCTGGCCAGCAAGTTCGGCCACGACGAGCAGGCGTTGGCCCGACTGGAGCAGGAGATGAACCGCCGCGACGAGGCCGCAGCCAAGCAGGAAACCCGCTCGAGCGCATAGACGCGCATTCTCGGGCTCGCCAGGCGCGGGCCTTTCCCATGTTCCGACGACACGCTCCAGGAGGGCGATCTCGTCATGCCTGAAAACACTGTGCCGACCACCGATGGAAGCGGCGAAGGCCAGCCGCAGCAGGAGCAGAACCCTCCGGCTGGGGCCGAGGTCACGCCGCCCGAGCAGTCGGCGACCGACGATACGGCGGTCAACCCCGACGCGAAGCGGGTGGACCAGCTTCCGCCGTGGGCGCAGAAGCTCATCAAGGACACCCGCTCGGAGGCGGCCGACTGGCGGTCCAAGCTGAAGGACGCGCAGAAGACGGCCGACGAGGCGACCGCCCAGCAAGGGCCGTCGCAGGAGGAGATCACCCAGCAGGTCAAGACGGACTTCGCTCAGCAGATTGCCAAGGCCCTGGGCCTGGCGGCTGAGGAAGAGAAGCCGATCGACCCGCAGAAGGTGATCGAGACGCTGACGGCCGAGCGGGACACCACGGCCAAGGAACGCGACTCGGAGAGGGAGCGGCACCGCCGCGCCCTGATCGAGCTCGCGGTCCACCGTGCCAGCCAGAAGGCCGGCGCGGATCCGGACGCCCTGCTCGACAGCAGGAGCTTTTTGAAGGCGGTCCGGGACATGGATCCGGACGCTGACGACTTCTCCACTTCACTCACCGAGATCATCACGACCTCGGTGGAGAACAACCCGAAGTTCAAGGCGGCCACCCAGGCGGGGCCGCCAGCCAGGAGCGGAGGCGAGTTCACCGGCGGGCCTGGTGAGCGAGCGTCGAGTTCCGAGCCCTCCATCGACGAGTTCCGCGCCAGGCGTAAGAAGCGCGCCTCGTCCTAATCACTAGAAGCGGCACCGCTTTTAGCTTCCTGAAGAGGTGAAAGGCCCGAATGGCTAACACTTTCCTGACCCCGAGCATCATCGCCAAGGCGGCGCTCGCCACGCTCTATGAGACGTGTGTGATGGCTCAGCTCGTCCACCGTGACTATGAGCAGGAGTTCGTATCTCGTGTGGGTGACACGATCTCCGTGCGGAAGCCCGCTGTGTTCCAGGCGAACGAGTTCAACAGGGCGCAGGGCATCCAGATTCAGAACGCGTCCGAGGGCAGCGTGCCGATCACGCTGAACCACTTCAGCGACGTCTCCTTCGCGGTCACCGCCGAAGAGTTGACCTTGGAGATCGAGGACTTCGGTACGCAGCTCCTCAACCCGGCGATGGAGGCGATCTCGCAGAAGATCGACCGGGACATCCTGAGCCTGCGGAACGACATCGTGCAGCGGGTGGGCGTCCCGGGGACGACGCCTGCGGGCGTCACCGGCGAGGTGATCCACCCGTACGACGACCCGAAGACGGCGATCGACGCGCGCAGGGTCCTCAACCAGAGGAACGTGCCTGCGGCGGATCGTCATCTGGTGATCGGCCCGGAGATCGAGGCGCTCTGGCTGTCGGATCCGCTGTTTCATCAGGCCGACGTCAGGGGGGACACGGACGGTCTCCGCGAGGCTTCGTTGGGTAGGCGGGTTTTCGGTCACGATGCCTTCCAGACGCAGAACATCGACGCGCCGACCGGTACGCCGTCCGCTGGCCAGCCGAACACCGAGGTCGGAGTGGCTTTTCACAGGACGGCGTTCGCGTTGGTGACGAGGCCCTTGGTGCTTCCGCAGGGTGCGGCCAACGCTGCGGTGGAGAGCTACAAGGGGTTTGGGGTCAGGGTGGTGATGGATTACGACATCTCCAAAAAGCAGGACATCGTGTCGGTGGACTGCCTCTACGGCGTCAAGACCCTCGACGCCAACAGGGCCGTGCTGATCCACGGGGTCGCGGCGTGACCTACGTCTACCGCAACGCCAACACCGGGCAGGTGGTTCCGCTCGAACAGCGAGACCCCTGCCTGGACATGTTGGACAACTGGCGGATCATCGGCGGGCCTGAGCCCGCCGACGCGTCCGGTCCGGCTTCGGCCGGGCCGGCCCGCCCATCTGAGCACGACAACAAGGCCGCGTGGGTCGAGTACGCGGTCTCGCGCGGCATGCCCGAGAGCGACGCCAAGGCGTTGTCGAAGGCCGCGCTGATCGAGGAATTCGGGGAGGCCCCAGATGGCGAGGACTGATCTGGTCGTCCGGCCCATGCCGCGTACCGGCGTAGCGCTCGGCGCTGGCCTGGTCGCGGCCAACGCGGATGGCAACGCCTTCGACCACACCGCGCGGCGCATGCTGCTGCTCAAGAACAGCAACGGCGCGCCCGCAGCGGTGACCGTGCAGATCCCTGCGACGGTCGAAGGTCAGGACGTGGTGGACCTGCCGGTCGCCGTCCCGGCGAACGATTCCCTGCTGCTGCCGCCGTTCAGTGCCGTCTACCGGCAGGCCAACGGCAAGGTGTACATCGACTATGCGGCCCCGGCAGGGCTGACGGTCGGTGTGATCGAGCAGCCGGCGTAGCCCATGGCATACGCGACGGCTGCCGACTTCACGGCATACAGCGGCAAGGCCGCGCCTGACGACATCGACCGGCGGCTGGAGCGCGCGAGCGAGCGGATCGACGAGATGCTGTTCGCCTCGATCTACCCGACCGACGACGCGGGCATGCCCACAAGGCCGGAGGACATCGAGGCGATCAAGCGGGCGACGTGCGCGCAGGTCGCGTGGACGGTCGCCGTGGGCGATGAGTTCGGCGTTGCCGCCGCCTTCGGCCGGGTCGCGATCGGATCGGTCCGGCTGGAGCGTGGCGGCTCCGGGGACGCGCCGCCTCCTCGGTACTCGCCGGACGCCTCGTCGATCCTGCAGCGGGCGGGGCTGCTACCCGGCTACATCCTCGACGGGAGCGTGTGGTGATGCTGCCCGAGTGGCTGCTGCGCCACAAGGCGATCATCGAGCCGTTCCAGGGAGACGGGGCCTACGGGCCGGTGTACGGGGAGCCGTTCGAGTCCCGCTGCCTCGTGGACGACGAGCGGCGCCTGGTGCGGGACGCACAGGGAGCCGAGGTCGTCAGCGATACGACCGTGTTCTTCCCTCCAGGCACGACCTGCCCGGAGGGGAGCAGGGTCACCGTCAACGGGCGGCAGACCACAGTCATCACGAGTTTTGCCCGCGACGGCGGCGGATTGCCGACGCCGGACCACGTTGAGGTGGTGTGCCGCTGATGGCCAGAGCCAGATTCAACGCCAAGGTCAACGCGGAGGAGATCACGGCTGAGATCCGGCGCGCGGCCGGGCGCGGCCTCCGTCATGCCACCGAGCATGTTCTGTCGGTGTCCAATCAGCGTGTCCCGCATGACGAGGGCACGCTGGAGCGGTCGGGTGCGGCCGTTGTCGATGAGAATGAACTGCGTAGCGTCGTCTCCTACGACGGCTCGTATGCGGTGCCGCAGCACGAAAACCTCGACTACAAGCACAAGCCCGGCCGGACCGCGAAGTTCTTGGAACTCGCGGTGCGTGAGGAGCGCGAGGTGGTCAGGTTGCTGATCGCCAAGCAGATCCGGCAGGTGCTCAAGTGACCTGGACTCGTGATCTGCTGACCGGGTTTGCCGTCCTGCTAGGCGAGGCCGGTGTGGCGACGTGGAATCCCAACGGGATCTACACGGCCAACCAGACGGCGCTCACGATCGGTGGTCTCCCGGCATCCCCGGACACGGCCATCGCGCTCGCGGTGTACGGCGTGGGCCAGATGGGCGACGACGTTGAGCAGCCGGACTCGGCCGTGCAGATGCAGGCCCGGTTCCGGGCGAAGACGGACCCGCGGGTTGTGGACGACCTGGCGGACGGCGTGTTCGACGCGATCCACGGCCTGGCCAACGTGATGCTCTCGACCGGCGTTCAGGTGCTGCTCGCGCGGCGGACGCTGGTCGCGCCGCTCGGCCGCGACAGCTCGGGCCGGTGGGAACGGGCCGACTCTTTCGACCTGATGTGCCACCGGCCGTCGCCGCACCGCGACGCCTGACCTCTCCCCTTTCCCTGCTGAAAGCGGTCCCGCTTTCAGTGTTCCAGCATGCCCTTTCAAGGAGTGATCATGGGCCTGCGTTCCCTGCTCGCGAAGGACTGGAAGCTCGACGTCAATACAGGGCCCGACTTCGAGAACCCCATCTGGACGTCGGTCAAGGGCTTGACGTCCTTCCAAGAGACCACCGACGACAACACGGAGGACGACGGCGACTTCGACGACGAGGAAGGCTGGGGCAGCTCCGTCGTGACCGGCCGGACCTGGCAGATCGAGGCCGAGGGACGGAGGAAGCGGACCGACGCCGCAGTGTTCACACCCGACCCGGGGCAGGAGGCCATCCGGAAGGCGGCCCGCAAGGTTGGCTTCGGCGCGAACATCAAGGTCAGGTGGTACCGCAGGGACGGCGCTCCCGACGCCTACGAAGGCGTCTGCACCGTCTCCGAGTTCGTCAAGGGCGGCAGCGTGACCGACCTGGAGCCGTTCTCGTTCACTCTGCTGGGCCAGGGCGAGCCGGTCGAGATCGAGAACCCGGTGGTCACCCCGTGACCCAGTTCCAGGACCTCGACGAGTTCTTTGACGACACCTTGCCGCTCCCGGTGGGCGGGAAGTGGTACGTCGTCCCGCCTCCCGACGCTGAGGTCGGTCTGCTGTGCCAGCGGCTCATGAACGCCAGCCTGGCCGCTGAGCAGGGCGACACGGTGGATGACCCCAAGCTCAACGAGCTGGTTGAAGTCGTGCTCAACGACGACGAGGAGCGCGACCTGTACCAGCGCATCCTCGGGCCGGTGTGGGACGAGCTGCACGCCGACAAGGTGAAGTGGCCTCGCATCCAGCACGTCGGCGCGACCGCGCTGGTGTGGGTCGCCGCCGGTAAGGACGCCGCCGCGAAGATCTGGGCCTCGGGCGGCTCGGGGGAAGCCCAGGCCCCGAATCGGGCGACGCGCCGGGCGACGGCAGCGGCGGCGACATCGACCCGGTCTCGGGGATCCGTGACTACTACGAAGACGACGGCTTCTCGGTCTCGAAAGGCCGCACCGTCTCGTGGCAAGACATCCTGACGCGCTGGGCGCTCGTCGAGCCCGACCTGCATGAGGTGTACGGCATCGACCTCGGCGAGCCCGGCGTGCTGCGCACCCGCTCGTGGCGGTGGCTGCGGACGCGGCTGCACGGGCTGCTGACGTGTGACTCGCGTTTGGCCTGCGCCCTCGACCCGGGCGAGGGGCGGCAGTGAGGCGGGCCTTCGACATGTGTTTTCCCGCCGCGGCTTCACCCGCCCGAGACTCCAGGAGGTGAATCCCGGTGGCGCTGAATGTCGGCGAACTGTTCGCTGAGATCAACGTGAAGGACCGGGGCGCGACCGTTGTCCGCCGGTTCATGACCTTCATGCGCGACGCCGCGAAGAAGATCGACATCGACGTGGGCGCGGTCGCCAAGCGCGCCGGGTCGATGGGCGTCGAGTTCACCGGCGCGGCGCTGAAGGCGGCCACCCTGGCGGCGTCGATGGCTGCGGCGGCGCAGAGCGCGGTCGGTCTGGTCGCAGCGCTGGCCCCGGCAGGCGGCATTGTCGCTGCCCTTCCGGGCATGATCGCGCTCGGTGTCGGCGCGATGGCTGTCCTCAAGGTGGCTTTGGCCGACGTGGGCGACGCCTTCGGCGCAGCCCTTGGCGATGATCCGAAAAAGTTCGAGGAGAGCCTGGCAGGGCTCTCACCTGCGGCGCAGGCAGCCGCCCGCGAGCTGCACTCGGTCAAGCCCGCGATCGACGGTCTCAAGAGCGCCGTCCAAGACGCCTTCTTCCGGCCGCTCGCGGGCCAGATCCGGGCGGTGGCAGACGCGATGGTCGGGCCGCTGCGGACCGGCATGCAGGGCGTGGCCAGAGAGTTCGGTCTCGCCGGCGCAGAGGTGGCGCGGTTCGCCTCGTCGTCGGCGACGGTGGCAGCGATCTCGTCGATCTTCAGTTCGCTGCGATCGGCGGTCGCCTCGATCCAGCCCGCGATCCAACCACTCCTGGCTGGGTTTCGCGACATCGCCGTGGTCGGTGCGTCTTGGTCGTCGGGACTGGTTCCCGGTATCGCGGCTGCGGCTCAGCGGTTCGGAGAGTTCCTGTCCAACGCCGCTAAAAGCGGTACCGCACTTAGTTGGATGCAGGGTGCGCTGGACGTGTTCAAGCAGCTCGGGCAGGTCGGCGGCGACCTGGTCGGCATCGTCAAGTCGGTCTTTTCGGCGATGTCCGCTGGCGGGTCGAACGCTCTCGGAGTGCTCGGGCAGCTTCTTGATCAACTGAACCAGTTCCTGGCGAGCGCGGAGGGCCAGAAAGCGCTCGTCGCGATCTTCGGGGCGTTGTCGCAGGTCGGCTCAGCCCTGATGCCCATCTTCAAGGCACTGGGCGGCGCGTTGGCGTTGGTCGCGCCGCATATCGCGTCCATCGCGACGGCGCTGGGTCCTGGGCTCGCCGCTGCGGTCTCGGCGCTCGGGCCGGCTCTGGCCGCTCTGGGGCCTGGGTTGACCGTGGTCGCCCAGATGCTCGCACAAGCGTTCGCGAGCCCTGAGCTGCAGTCCGGGCTGCTCATGCTCGGTCAGGGGCTCTCTGCAGCTCTCGTTGCAGTCGCTCCGCTGCTACCAGCGGTAGCGCAATTAGCGGGCATTCTGGGCCAGGTCCTTGGCATTGCGCTGAGTAACATCTCGGCTGCGCTCGGTCCGCTGATCAGCGCTTTTTCGAGCGCCCTGCAGCCTGCCTTGGCGTCCATTTCGTCCGCTTTTGCCCTGCTCGGACCTGCAATGCAGCCCGTTTATGCAGCTTTTGGGCAAATTGCGGGCGCAATTGTGCAATCCGTGCTGCCGCCGATCCTGCAGCTCGCCCCGTCGCTGCTAAATGGGCTAGTTCCTGCCTTTATTGAACTGATTAATGCCGTCAAACCGCTTATTCCGCTTTTGGCCGATTTGCTTGTAATGGCGATCAAGGACATCCTGCCTGCGGTCGTCCCGGTCATCCCGATCGTGACTCAGCTCGGAGTCGCCTTCGTGCAGATGGGCGCCAAGGTGGCCCAGATCGTCGCGCAGATCAAACCTGCCATCGAGGCCGGAGTCGCGATCTTCCGCTGGATGTACAACATCCTCGTCGGCAATTCGATCATCCCCGACATGGTCACCGCCATCGGCACGTGGATCGGCACGAAGCTCATCGGCTGGTTCTCGGCGCTCCCAGGCAAGATCAAAAACGCGGTGTCCTCCATAGGTCCGACCATGGCGGGCATCGCCCAGGACGTCGTTTCCGGCTTCTGGAACAAACTCCAGTCGCTGGCCAGCGGCCTGTACAACAACGTCCGCAACTTCTTCGCCAACATCGTCAAGAGCGCCAAGGACGCCCTCGGCATCAAGTCGCCGTCGAAGGTGTTCGCCCAGATCGGAGCCTTCATGATGCAAGGCATGTCGATCGGCGTGGACAAGGGCCGCGGGCTCGTCGTGTCCTCGCTGAAGAAGGTCGCCGGGCTCGCGACGAGGACGGCGATGCCGGACCTGTCGGTGCCGGGCGTGACCGTCCCGGACGGTCTCGGCGGTGGGCGCGCCTTGTCGCGGACGGTGGTGAACGTGACGAATCACTACCCGCAGGCCGAACCCACGTCGGTGACGGTGAACCGCAGCCTGCAGTACGTGGGCGCGATGGGGGTGATCTGAGGTGCCGAGCTACTCACTCGACGGGGTGCCGCTCGACCACCCGGCCGGCTGCTGGCGACTCAAGAAGGGGACGCAGCGCAGGCCGTTGCCCGGCGCGCGGGCCGTCAAAGTCAGCGTGCCGGGCCGGCACGGTGACATCCCGGTCGTCGGCCTTGACCTGGAGGCCACCACGTTTGGCCTGACGTTCAAGGTCACCTCGGCCACCCCTTCGGGGGCTGATGGCGGCTATGAGCAGATGGAGCGCAACCTGGAGGCGCTGTCGGCGCTTCTCGGCACCCGGCATCGGCTGATGAAGTTGCGCTACCAGGCGGGCAACCTCGTCCGCGTCGCCGACGTGACGATCAACGCAGCCAGCGAACCGGAGGTCAACACCGGGGCCGCGACCGCCCGCATCACGGCCGTGGTCGAGGTGCCGGGCGCGCTGTGGCGGGACGACTCCGAGTCCACCTGGGCGGGCGCGCCCGATCAGCTCGCCCAGGCGGTGACCACGCTGGCGGGGGCGACCGGGCCCATCGTGGACGCGCTGCTACGGTTCACCGGCCCGGCCGTGCAACTGTCCATCGGGGACGTCGCCACGGGCGGCTGGGTGTTGCGTCCAGGTGGCCTGCTGGCGGGGCAGCGGCTGCTGATCGACTGTGGCCGGATGCGGGCCGCGGTCGTCACCTCGGACACGTGGGACCTGGCCGCCGGGGATGACGTGACGGGGGAGATCGACGCGATCGGCCCTGGCTCGCAGTTCCGGTGGCTGCACCTGACGTCGTCCGTCGCGGTGGCCGATCCGTTCAGCCGCGCCGTACTGGTTTCGACCTCGGCGACGAGCACCGACGCCCCGTCCAAGGTGGAGATCAGGGCGCGTCGCGCCTACCTCTGACCGGTCTGTGCCCGGCTCTGCTTGGCGGCGGCGATCAGCCGTTGCACCAGGAGCTCGATGTCATCGGCGTCGAGCTCCGGCGGCCACACGGCCGGGAGCATGATGATGCGGCCACGCGGAGTCACTTGGACGTCGATCGGGGGCCGTGAGGTGAAAGCGATCACAATGCTCCACATTCTTCCGTAGGAGGAGGTCGCGCGTGACCTTCGATCTACGGCTCGTGGCCTATGCGCCTTTCGGCGACCGCCTTGGCGTGCTCCCGCATCCGCTGTCGGTCGAGACCGGCTGGCCGCTCAACGACGTGCCGAGCTTGAAGATCGCCTACACCACCACAGCGACCGGCGCGGCTATGCTCGACCAACCGTGCGAGATCGCCACCGAGTGGAGCACGGACGGCACCGTGTGGACCGAAGCGTCGGACTCGCGGTTCCTGCGCATCAAGCGCCGCGGCGACGCCTCCGATACGACTGGGCTGGCCAGGTTCGAGCTGCCGGGCCTCGTGTGGATGCTCCGCAAGATCGTGCTCCATCCCGGTGCGGCGCCGCTGGTGGACGGCAAGAGGGCGTTCCTCAGCGCGACCGCAGGGGAGATCTTGCAGACGTTTATCGGGGAGGCCAAGGGCCGGGGCGCGGTGCCGCTCCTGCAATGGGACTTCACCCCGGACGAGGACAGCGCGGGTCAGGAGTGGGACAAGGTCATCACGATCTACTACCAGCCGGGCATGGACGCGCTCACGGCGCTGCAGAACCTCGCCGAGCAGGGCGTGTGCGACTTCCGCACGTCCGGCCGCACCGTCCAGGTGTTCAACGCCGACACCGCGATGAGCCGCGACCTGGCGTCCGGGCCCAGCCCGGTGGACCTGCGGTACGGGCGCGACGTCGCCGAAGCGCCCGACGAGGGCACGCTGGAGGACACGGCGTCGTCGGTCCTCATCGTCGGGGACAACGGGCTCGTCAAGACGTTCACCAACCCCGCCGCCGTCCAACCGTGGGGCCCCTGGGAGCAGTACGTGGGCGCGGGCGGCGTCTCCGACGAGGGCACTGCGACGATCCTCGCGCAGTCCGCGCTCGAGCGCGCCGGAGGCGAGCGGGTGCAGCGCACGCGCGGCGTCGTTTTGTACGGGGCGCGCTGGCTGCCGCTGAAGGACTACCGGCCTGGTGACCGGGTGCTCGCGCCGGGGGACGGTGGGGCGCTGGAGTCGTTGCGGGTCCGGCAGGTGACGTTGGCGCGCAGCTCGACGGGCGTGCTCGGCGGGTCGCTGGTGCTGCATGACCGGTTCCTGGAGCGGGACATTCGGCTGGCCAGGCGGACAGCCGGTATCGTCGGTGGTTCGACCGCTGACGGAGGGTCCGGCGCGCGACCGGCCCCGGAAGCGCCGGAGCCGCGCACGCCGGCGGCCCCGGCCGGGCTGGTCGTGAACCCGCTCCCGTACATCGACGAGCACGGCCTGCCGCACGGGCAGGTGACGGTCTCGTGGGGCGCGGTCACCTCCGACGTCGGCGGGGTCGCGTTGAACGTGGGCGGCTACGAGCTGTTCATGCGGATCAACGAGACCGGCGCACCGTGGTTCCTCGTCACCTCGACCGAGGCGGGCGACACCACGGCGACGTACTCTCCGCTCGTCATCGGCGAGGCGTACGCCTTCAAGGTGAGGGCGGTGAACCTCGGCAAGGTCGGGGCTTTCTCCGAACCGGTGGCGGTGACGATCCCTGACGACGACGAAGCGCCGCCGGTGCCCACCGCTCCGCAGCTCTCCGCGCGGCTCGGCGTGGTCCGGGCCACATGGGACGGGCTCGGCGTCGGTGCGGTGCCGATGCCGCCGGACTTCCTGCACGTCCGCGTGTGGATGCAAGATCCGCTCGCGCCCGGCTGGTCGGAAATCGGCGTGCTGGGCGAGGCTGGGGCGATCCTCGTCCCGGGCCTGCCGTACGGCGCGGACCGGCAGTTCCGGTTCACGTCCATCGACAGGTCCGGCAACGAGTCGGCCCCGTCCGCGTCGGCGACGATCGCCGCGGTGCAGCTTGTCCGGGGTGACGCCGCGAACGAGAGCATCACGACGGGCGCGTTGGCCGCGAACGCGGTCACCGCCGACAAGCTGGCCGCCGGGACGGTCGAGGCCGAGCACATCACGGCCGGCGCGGTGGTGGCCGACAAGCTCGCCGCGGTGCTGACGTTGTCCACGCGGGTCGTCGCGGGCAGCGCGTCCGGTGCGCGGGTCGAGCTCAACAGCTCGGGCCTGGTGGCGTTCAACGGCTCCGGCCAGCAGACCGCCAGCATCTCGGCGGCCACGGGCGCGGTGTCCATCGTGGGTCAGCTCGCGTCCGGGGTGACCGGCGCGCGGATCGTGGTCAACCCTGCGGGCGCGGCAGCTCCGGAGATCCGGTTCATCCCCGGCAGCGGGATCAATCAGTCGCGCATCTACAGCGACGGCTCCCGTTTTGCCGGGGAGGCGACGCTGGTCATGGAGTCGGGCACCAACCAGGCGAGCACCGCGATGTGCCGTCTGGTCCACGCGGCTGGCTTCTGGCAGGCGGCCATCTTGAACCCGTCGAACGGTGAGCAGCGCGGCGGCGCGGTGTCGGCGGTCGAGGGGCAGGCGTCGATCGGGTGGATGCACCCGAGCCAGCAGGACCAGCTCCTCGTGTTCGACCAGTCCGGGACGTTCCACCGGGGGACGTGGCTGTACGCCAACGACTCCGGCTTGATCATGCTGTCGGTCTCGGTGTCCAGGGGCGCCACCTACTACCAGGTGGCGCTCGGCTTCTCCTTTCCGAGCGTGCCGAAGGTCACGTTCACGGCTGAGCAGACCACGACCATGCAACTCTTCAGCCGCACCAACAGCGACCTGTTCTTCTTCGATCCGTCCGCCGGGACCTCGCCGTCGGCGCGGACGTTCCACATTTGGGCCTGGAGGTGACGCGGTGCCGGACGAATGGCAGGTCACGGAGGTGACCGACACGGCCGACGAGTCGGGGCGGGTCGAGGCGTGGGAGATCACGCTGACCCGCGCCACCGATGGGGTCACGGTCGGGCTGTTCCTGCCGAAGGTGGCGATCGAGTCCACCGCCGTGGCGTGCGCGCTGGCCTCGACGGACGAGGCGATCGACGTGCTGATGCACCGCGCGGTCCACCCGATCTACGAGCCGAACCTGCCCGAAACGAACCCGTGGCAGCTCAGCGGCGAGCAGGCCCGCGCCGCCGTGCTGGAGCGGGTCGAGCGGTGCAAGCGCGACCACGCGACCGTCACGACAGCCGTGCTGAAGGCTCGTACGGCGGCCGCGCGGAAGGCGGCTGACGTGCTCGCGCCGCTGCGAGGGGTGAGGATCGACCCGGTGAAGGCTGCGGCCACGCGACTGGAGCAGCAGCGGGCGCTCCTGTTGGCGGGGACGTGATGGAGGACCTGGTGGTCGAGCCGGGCCGGATTATCGCCGTGCTGCGCCGCCGTATCGAGGAGCTGACGTACGAGAACGCCGTGCTGTCGGCGGCGGTCGATCAGCAGCGCGACGAGATCAACGACTTGAGAGGGACCAGCAGTGCAGGTGATCATCTCGGGTGAACCCGTGGAGTTCGCGCTACGGCTGGCGGCGTACGCGCCGAACGGTGGTCGGCTGGGTGTGCTGCCGCAGCACAGCGGGTTCGAGCTGGGCGACCCACTGAACGACGTGCCCAGCCTCAAGGTGACCTACCCGGACGGCGGGTTGAACGCGGACCTCATCGCGGGGCATTGCGAAGTCGCGGTGGAGTACGCAGCCAACGGCGGCTCGTGGGTTGAGCCGCCTAACGCGAGGTTCCTGCGGATCAAGAGGAGCGGCGACAGCACGGATCGTACCGGTTCCCGGTCGTACGATCTGCCGGGCTGGGCGTGGATGTTGCGAAAGGTCGTGCTGTACCCGAACAGCGCGATGGTGGACGGCAAGCGCCAGTTCAACGCGGTGTCGTCGGGCGAGATCCTGGCGACGTTCATCCAGGAGGGGAAGGCGCGCGGCGCGCTGACTCACCTGGAATTCAACTTCTCTCTGTCGCAGGACAGCGATGGGAAGGCGTGGGCGAAGGCGCTGACGCTGGCGATCGAGCCGGGCAAGGACCTGCTCAGCGTCCTGATCAACTTGGGCGAGCAGGGCGTGCTCGACTGGCGGATGCAGGGCCGCGAGCTGCAGGTGTTCAACCCGGACACGGTGCTCGGCAAGGACCGCGCGTCCGGCCCAGCACCGGTTGACCTGCGGCTTGGCCGTGACGTCACCGAAGCTCCGGACACGGGGACGCTGGAAGACGCCGTGTCAGCTATCTTGATTGGCGGCGAGGCTGGCCTGTCGGTCGAGGTGACCAACGAGGCCGCCGTCGCACCGTGGGGTCGCTGGGAGACCTACCAGTCGCAGAGCGGCGTCTCGGATGTGGGCACGGCGAGGCTGCTGGGCGAGAACGCCCTGGAGCGGGTCGCCCGCGAACGGGTGCAGGTCACCCGCGGCCTGATGTTCGACCGCGCGCGGTGGCTGCCGTTCGAGCACTACCAGCCGGGGGACTATGTGCTCGCGCCGGGCGACGGCGGGGCGATGGAGTCCCTTCGGCTGAGGCAGATCACTCTGTCGGTGGACACGGACGGTCAGGCCGGTGGCAACGTCGTCTTGAACGATCGTTTCCTGGAGCGCGAGATCAGGTTGGCCAGGCAAGCCGCCGGGATTCTCGACGGCGGGGTGGGGTCGGGCGGTTCTGGTGGTGAGCCGGCTCCGGAGACGAACAACCGGACCCCGGCCGCGCCGCAGGGTCTCGTCGTTGATCCGGTCGCCTACCTGGACGAGAACGGGTTCGCCCGAGGCCAGGTGACGGCGAGCTGGGCGGCGGTCAACTCCGACGTCGCGGGCGTCGCGTTGTCCATCGACGGCTACGAGCTGTACGCCCGGGTCAACACCGCTGGGTCGCTGTGGATGCAGATCGCCGTGACCGACGAGACGACGGCGACGTTCTCCCCGCTCGTGGTGGGCACCGAGTACGCCTTCAAGGTGCGGGCGACGTCGGCCGGGATGAAGGGCGACTTCTCCGGCCAGGTGGTGCGGCTCATCCCGGACGACGCGATACCGCCGCCGGTCCCGACGCAGCCGCAGCTCACGACACGCCTCGGAGTGATCCACGTGGGCTGGGACGGCCGGGGCGTCGGCGATGTCCCGATGCCGTCCGACTTCTCGGTGATGCGGGTCTGGATGCAGGACCCGCTCGCGCCCGGGGCAGCCGTGGTCGGGCACTTGGACGCGGCCGGGTCGGTGGTGGTGCCCGGCCAGCCGTACGGGGCGGACCGAGAGTTCTGGTTCACCGCGCTGGACCGGAGCGGCAACGAGTCGGCCGAGTCTGAGCACGCCGTGATCGCGACACAGCCGCTGGTGGACACCGACTTGATCGGCGCGATCATCGACGGTGCCGAGCACATCATCGACGGCACGATCCCCGGCGACGCGAAGATAACAGCCAACACCATCACCGGCCGGCTGATTCAGGCATCCGCGATCCAGGCCGGGCACATCCAGGCCAACGCCGTCGAGGCCGACAAGATCGCAGCGGGAGCTATCCAGGCCGGGCATATTGCGGCCAACGCGGTGACAGCGGGCACCGTTGCCGCTGGGGCGATCACGGCGAACAAGTTGGCGGCCACGGCCATCGACGGTAAGACCATCACGGGCTCGAACATCAGGACCTCAGCGACCGGCCGCCGCATCGACTTGCAGCCTCCTGGCGCGTCGGTGCCGGAGATGCGGTTCTACCCGAGTAGCGGCACGAATTACACGAGCCTGGCAACCTACGACGATTGGTTTCCGGGCGAGGCGACGTTCGAGATCACCTCCGGCACGAACCAAGGCCGGACCGCGGCGTCGTCCACGGTGGTCGCCGCCGGGTTCTTGTCGATGCAGGTGAAGGACTCCTCGCTGTCCTCACCGAACGGCGGCCTGATGGAGATCGCCGAGGGGTACGCCCGCTACGGCTACTTCAAGGACGCCGCCCGAGAGCAGTACTTCTGGTTCGACAACAGCGGCAGGACCAGGCACGTCGGGAAGTGGTGGGACTACACCCAGCAGGGCAACACCGCGGGCGTCTTCGCCGGCTCGGTGACGTTCGGGTCCGGCCAGTTCGCGGCGTTCACCTACGGCGCCACGATGGCCTCCAACATGGGGCCGGTTTGCACCATGCGCGACGGGGCCGCTGGTAACAGCGGCAGCTCGTCGTTCAACCCGAACGCCTACTGGTGCGTGATCGCGTCGTCCGACACCGGATTCACGGCCAAGAGCAGCACCACCACGAGCAAGGCGTACTACTTCTGGAGCCATCGACACTGAACAGGGGACACAGTGCCGCAGATCATGACCACGTGGGATGCCGAACTCGCGTACAGCCACACCTACATGCGCCCAGGCGCGGAGGCCGCGGACGGGAGCCCTGACGGGGCAGCGGAACCCTTGTGGGGCATCTACCTGGTCAACGCCGCTGGCGAGGACGGTGTACAGGCTTTTCCACACTCCGCGTTCGAGTGGCGGGCCGCCGAGAACGGGCTTGATCCGGACGACGTGGCCACGCTGCTGGACGTGATCCTGCACGAAGGGGCTGTGCCCAGCCGCAATGACGCCCTGGTGCACGACGACCCGGCGGCGCTGGCCGTGCTGCAGGAGACCTACGGCCTGCCGGGCGTGTTTACGCCGGGGGTCGCCGATGAGACCCGCCGCCAGGCGTGCCTCGCGCGCATCGCTGCTGTGAAGCGGCACAGACTTCTCATTACCGCCGCTCCGCAGACGGACCGGCAGGGGGCGCTGGAGTACGTTGGCTCCTCCCGTATCGCGCCCGTGGATCCGCTGGCCCCGATCAAGGAGCTGACGCGGATCGACCCGGTCCGTGTGGCGGGCAAGCGCGCGTTCCTCGACTGGGTTCGGGCGACGTCGGAGGACCCGGCTCGGCCCTCGTTCTTCGTTAAGCCTCCGGCCACGTTCGTGGGCATGAAGCCCAACGAGGTGGTGACGTGAGCGACGAGTCGCCGAACCTGGCACTCGCGCTGGAGACGCTGCGCCGCCTGGTCGAGGTGGGATTCGAGCGTACGAACGGCAGCACCGCGCTGATCCTTCAGCGCTTGGACCAGGTGGACGACCGGCATGCCGAGTTGGCGCGACAGGTTGAGCAGGACCGCGCTGCGGCTGAGCTTCGGTACGCCGCGTTGGAGGCCCGTCTGGACACGGTGGAGCGGGAGGCCGTGACACGGTCCCAGCTCGCGGACCGAACCAGGCAGATCATCGCCGTCGTAACTGTGCTGGTTGCCGTGGCGGGCGCGGTGATCGCGCTCATCCAGCTCACTCGCGGCTGACCAGCCGCAACCAACCAAGGAGAACGCCATGCCATGGCTGACGCAGCTCGCGGAGGTCGCGCAGAAGACCGGCTTCCCGGTGACGGAGGTCGGCGGGTGGAAGACCCGTGGCCACGGGCCGCAGGGCTCCGTAGAGGGAGTCGTGTGCCACCACACCGCCGGGTTCAATGATCGGCACGTCGTGGTGAACGGCAGGCCGGGCCTGGACGGGCCGCTCAGCCACATCTGGCTGCAGCACACCGGCCGGATCTGGGTCGTCGCCGCCGGGCGGTGCTGGCACAATGCGCCGTCCACCAGCTCCCACCACATGAACTCCACGAGCATCGGCATCGAGGCCGAGAACGACGGCCGCATGCCGTGGCCGCAGGTGCAGCTCGACGCCTATCACGCGCTGTGCGCCGAGCTGTGCCGCGAGTTCGGCCTGTCGGCGGACAGGATCAAGGGCCACAAGGAGGTCAACACCGGCAAGGTGGACCCCCACTCGATCAACATGAACTCGTTCCGGTCGCAGGTGACTGCGCTGATCAAGAACCCCGGAACGCCCATCAAGCAGGAGGAAGACGTGCCCGAGGTGATCTCTCTGGGGGCCGGTGAGGACCAGGACGTCCCGGCCAGCGGCGAGCTGGCGGTGCGCTGGCACACGGAGTACGCGGACGATCCGCCCGGCCACAACGCGGACGGAGTCGCGGTCCTGGCCAAGGCGTCTCGCTGGTGCATCGTGGACGGCCTGGTCAAGGTCCGCGGCCTGAAGCCGGGCACGGAGATCGACGTGGCCTGGTCGCGCTACTCGCGGGACGGCAAGACGTTCGACGACGACGCCTGGCGGCTGTCGTTCCGCGCCGACGCCAACGGCCGGGTGGAGCAGTCCGTGGGCGGTCAGTTCGCGCTCAACACCAAGCACCAGCTCCGGCTGCGGATCATCAACCCGACCGACGCCGCGGCGGTGGTCGAGAAGGTGACCATGGCCAAGATCGCTATGTTCCAACGCTAAAAGCGATTCCGCTTCTGACAGGAGGCATTTCCATGTCCACGCCTACTGAGACCGCGCCGACGATCGGCCGGATCGTTCACTACAAGCTGTCCGGCCATGACGTCTCCATGATCAACCTGGAGTCGATGCAGTCGTTCGGCGGCCAGAGCGTCATCCGCTCTCCCGCCAAGCTCGGCGACGTCCTCCCGGCGATCATCACTCGCACCTACGAGGGCAGCGGGTCCGCCGTCAACCTCCAGGTGTTCCTCGACGGCAACCACAGCTACTGGGCCACGTCGCGCTCCCAGGGCACCGACCACGGCCAGTGGTCGTGGCCGACCCGCGCTTGATCTTCCCGTTGAAGCTTCTCGCCCAGGTGGCGGGCTGTCCCGAAGGAGGGGCTATGCACGCAGATCCCCAGATCACCTACTCCAAGCCGCCCGTCGAGGCCAAGGTTAAGGCCATGGGCCTGACGGCCTACCTCGCTGGTGTCGCCGGTATGGCGGTGCTGCAGGCGGTCGCCGACGACCCGTCCATGATCGCGTTCCTTCCCGACTGGATCGAGGCGATCGCGCTCCCGCTGGTCCCGACCGCTCTGGCGGCCGTGGCCGGCTTCAAGGCCCAGCACACTCCGCGGCCTGACATCCCGGCCGACCAGCGATAGGTCTTGCCGTTGACGAATGCGCCCCGCTCCTCCCAGATGGGAGGAGCGGGGCGCCTTTTCGCTTTTCACCCTGTAGCAGGTGCATCGTTCATGGCATGACGATTTCCATTTCACCCACGACGGGGCGATGGTCAGACAGCGGCTCGTCCTCCTGGACGACGTGGTGGCTGATGAGCGCTTCCCGCGGCAGGTTGGTGTGGATGCGGTCACACCTGTAAGGGAGGGGACGGCTGACGGTCGGGACGATATCGCCCAGCAGTGCACCCATGTCGCGGAGGCCCGCTTCCTCCAACTCGACCGCTGGACTCCGGTCGAGCTTCTTGCGCACCTTCAAGGGCTGTGAATTGCAGCTTGGCGGAAGCGTGTCCGTGATGGAGAAGGCGTTCATGTCCCCGCACAAGATCGTTGGACGCCCGCGTTGGGAGAGCAGACTGCACGCCTCGGCCTCTCCCCGCCGCTCGTCTGGTGAGGATGGCGCGAAGTGGACGTTACCCAGGACAGCTTCCGTACCTGCGACCTCCACCAGTAGACCGCAGAGAGCGTGCCACCAGGTTCCCGCCTGGTCATGGCGTTCCTCGATGACCCTGATGGGGTCCCGGACGAGCCAGGCCAGGTGACAGCCGTGGTGGGCACTAGACACGGCCCAGGCCCGCATGCCCAGGGCCTGTTCGATTTGCCAGAGCCGCCGCCACCCGTTCATGTGAAAGTTCTTGAGTTCCTGGAGCGCCAGGGCGTGAAGATCGAGGCCGGCCAGCATCTCAACCTGCCGCCGGAGCCGGGAGTCATCGCGGCCGTCGTCGTCGAGGCCGCCCTCTTTCAGGTTGTAGGTGCCTACCCGAATCATGGTCGCAGCGGCCACGGTGACCTCCTCAGAAGGTCGGCAAGCTCATCAATGTGCGTGATCATCACGGCGCCCGCCGGCAGGACTTCGCCCGTACGTAGAGCGCCGTCGTGGCGTATCAGTACAGCGCCCCCAAACCCGTACTGGAGCGCCCCCACGACGTCGTTGGTGAGGTTGTTGCCGACCGACATCACCTGGTCTGGTGGCACGCCAAACGTGGCGATCACCCTGCGATAGAACTCCCGAGCAGGTTTGCCGACTCCGACCTCCTCCGACGTCACCACCGCATCGAACATGTCCTCGATCCCGGCTTGCCGTAGCGCAAGCGAGCGATCCTGGCCCGGCCTATTGTTGCTGGACAAGGCCAGGGCATAGTCAAGATCGTGCAGCTCGCGCACCGCGATAATCGCGCGGGGGTCCACGGGCCTTTGCCCGAGCACGGGATCGACGTGTGTGTTCGGGGCAGAGAGTGTGCCGCCGTAGTCCACAGAGATGCATCTCAT